ATTTTGTGGTTTTTTAGGGGTAATTCGTGACATTCTACCTGTTGTCACGAATCGCCCTTTCTTTATTTATGACCATAAATACCGATGACATAACTTTGGTCTTGATCTTTATTCAAGGCAAAGATATGAAATTGACAATCAAGCAAGAGAAGTTCTGTAATTATTACTTGGAATCAGGCAATGCTTCCGAGGCGTACAGGCGTGCTTATTCTTGCGAGAATATGAGACCAGAGACTATTAATATAAGAGCTTGCGAGCTTCTAGCCAACGGTAAGATAGCGGTAAGGGTAAAAGAGTTGCAAGCTGATTTACAAAGAAGATCGGATATAACCAAAGACGAGGCTATTGATATCCTTAAGAATATAGCACGGGCCAATGTAGTGGACATGTTGCAAATCAAGAGGGGGAAGAACTATGTAATCTTCTTGGTAAAAGATTTATCCAAACTGCCTTTGTCTTTCCAATTGGCTATCCAATCGGTCAAAAGTACGGATAAGGGCTTTGAGGTAAAGATGTATTCCAAGATAGACGCTTTGGATCGCCTTTCGAAGATGATGGGATGGGATGCGCCTGTCAAATCGGAGGTCAATATAGATGGCGAGGATAAATCCATAACTATTCAGGTTATTGACAAGAGGGAGGACGTTATCAATGGTGATACAGACGACTAGGATATATACGGAGGTACAAGGCGCTTTGGATAGCGGTTATAAGATCATATCTGCCCAAGGATCTTCAAGGAGCAGTAAGACTTATAACATATTGATATTCCTTATAGCGTATATCCTTCATAACCCTAAGCTGTCTCTATCTATCGTGAGGAAAACATTGCCGGCGCTGAAGGGATCTGTCTTCCGGGATTTCAAGGAAATCATGATCGATAAGTTCCGTATATGGGATAATAGGTGCATGAACAAGTCGGAGATGGTTTACTCGTTCCCAAATGGATCATTCGTGGAGTTCTTTTCCACGGATGATGAGCAGAAGATAAGAGGAAGGAAACGTGATATACTTTATTGTAACGAGGGAAATGAGATATCTTATCTTGAGTGGCAGCAACTGGTGATGCGTACCACTCTTTTCTCTGTCATTGATTATAACCCGTCGTTCAGTGACGAGCACTGGATTTGCGATCTGAACAATGACCCTAGGACGTATCATTTTATATCCACTTATAAGGACAATCCTTTTTTAGAGCAAACAATCATCGATGAGATAGAGTCGTTGAAGAATAAGAATAAGGTGCTTTGGGCGGTTTATGGGTTAGGGCAGCGGGCGATGGCCGAAGGGTTGGTGTTCCCTGATTTCGAGATCGTGGACGAGTTCCCTTCCTATGCCAAGCATGTGGCGTTAGGGCTTGACTTTGGATATAGCTATGACCCTACCGCTATAGTTAGATGCGGATTGGTTGATGATAGGTTATATCTTGACGAGAAATGTTACCGTACCCATATGTTAACCAAGGAGATTATTAAGGTATTGAAAGACCTAGGCTTGGTGGTTTACGCTGACAGCGCCGATCCAAGGCTTATACAAGAAATATCAAATGCGGGGATAATCATATACCCTGCGGACAAGTACAAGGGATCTGTTATGGGAGGTATTATCAAGATGATGGAGTATAAGATTTGTGTCACCAAGAGATCTTTAAACTTGATAAAAGAGCTTAGGAACTATGTATACGCCCAAAACAAGGACGGTAAATTTATCAATGAGCCTATTGACGGGTATAACCATCTTATCGATGGGGCACGTTATTGGACGATAGGCAAGCTTCTAGGAAAAGTATTAACAACAAGACTGTACTCGAAGGAGGAGTTAGGATTTTAACATGAATTACATAGACGCTATATTTCAGGTTTTCCAAAACAAGATATTGAACTCGTTGGGAGTGGAGAGGGACTTTGTCAGCCTTATCAAGGATAGGGATATAAGCCGGGCCATGTCAATGATGCAATGCCGGGACAGGGATGTTTCCCAAGCGATCTTGGAGTATAACCCGGAATCCCATGAGGTTAATAAACGTCCTAATAAGCACAGGAAAAATCAAGAACCGTATATTACGGAGAAATTGCCAAGAGGAAGGCAAGCGTATATAAATGAGGTCGAGTTGTTTTTTCTCCTCGGGCAGCCTATCTTGTGGAAAGCTGTATCGGATGATACGGATAAGGCTTTCAGGGCATTCGGTGATTTTCTCCGTGATACTCGATTCAACACGACAATCCGGGAGGCCAAGCGTTTGGCTGGGGCGGAGACGGAGAGCGCTAAGGTTTATCATATATACAGGGAAAATGGTATGCCCCAAGTAAAGGTTAAGGTTATATCCAAGTCAAAAGGATATACATTGCGGCCTTTATTTGATCAATGGGATAACATGATAGCTTTTGGTTATGGATATACGTTGCTTGAGGGCGATAAGTCCGTAGAGCATTTTGATATAGAGACCCCGGAATACATCTATAGATGCAAGAGAGCGGATATCGGATGGGATGTTACGCCATTGCTTAATCCTTCGGGTAAAATAAATGTTATCTACTATCGTCAAAACAAGGCATGGTATGGGGTGCAAAAGCGTATAGACAGAGAGGAAGCGGTTGATAGCAAGGCGGCGGATTCCAATAATTATTTCTCCGATCCAAAATTGAAATTAACCGCTGATGTCATTCAGAGCATAGTAGGGGGAGGATCTAATATGGTAGGAGAGGTTATCACCATGTCCGATAAGGACAAAAGCGCTGCCGAGTATCTCGTTCCGCCCGATTATTCCACGATGAAAGAGGCGGAGAAAAAAGACCTGTCATCAAGCATACTATTCGATACGTTCACCCCGGATTTCAGTTACGAGAACATGAAGGGGCTTGGGACATTATCCGGGGAGGCATTGAAAAGGGCCTTGGCTCTTGGATACATGAAAAGGGATAACTTGAAAGAGATATATGATATATTAATAGACCGTGAGAAGAATCTTATATTGGCTATCATGATGAACGTAACTCATATCGGCATGAGAGAGGAGTTAAGCAGGCTCGACCTGCAACATGAGTTCTCCGAGCCTTTCGCCGAGGATAAGGATAAGAGAATAGATATGATAGCGAAACTCTATGAGTCAGGATTGGTGTCCCTTCAAACGGCGGTAGATATGCTGTCCTTGACAGACAAGCCGGAGGAGGAGATTCGACGGATATTAGAGGAGAAGCGGGAAAAGACGCAAGATAATAGAAAAGAGAAGATTGAAAATTCCAAAAGCCCGGATGATTCCGATCGAAATTAAAGGTCTTACGGAATTATTTAAATAAAAAATACTGTTAAATGGTATATAAAGGCATATTTATTCACAAAATTGAATTTTAAATATTATGGTAAAGGATGTAATGTTCCGAAAGGAAGGAGATAAGTATATATCGGATTCTATATCGCTCGAATCAAGCGATATAGTTCTACATGTAGAACTTAAAGATAATGGTAATATTGTCTTAGAGAGAAGTATTACTGGTGATAATTGGGTAGTTGCAGCTTATCTAGCTCGAAATGTCAAGCTGTATGAGAATGGGGTAGTAGGTAAATCTGGACAGATAGTAAGGATCGTGTCGACAATAGAAATCTCTAAAATATCGATACTGCAATGATAGCTCTAAACGACATCAATTTATCCAAGATCGATCTCTCGGGCATAGACTTGCGAGGGATAAAGCTGGGGATTGGAAGGCGTGGCGGTTCCGGCGATGATTCCCAGCGCCCTTGGCTTTTCCCCGACCATGCATGGACAGTGACCGGCAAGACCAACGAGGATAGTAATCGTGATATTATCGCCAATGTTACAGGCAATGGTAATGATCTTAAGCTGACCAATTTTGGGTTTGCGGAAGGTAGCGGGTATAATCAAGAAGGTGAATATGCGGGCTATCTGATTACTGATGGGGTGGATGATAAGGTTGTTTCGTCGGATTTTGTAATGGATAAGGAATTTACGATTGTTGGTGAGTGGAAGCTGGTGGCTGACGGGATGGGGTCTGCGGGTGTCATAAAACCTTCTTCTTTATTTGTGTTTGACAAAGATAATGGATTGATAATATACATAAATAACACAAGTAAAGGACAAGTTTTAAATACTAAATCTTTAAAGGCTATTTGCTCAGATGGACGTGTATATTCTGATGATTGGTCTGAAATGCTAGTTAGTGAAGAACAACCTATCGCAAGTAGTAATAAGTACTTAATGATTGGTAGTAATGGAAACCACTTTACTAAAATCGCCTTAAAGAATTTAGCCATTTACAACCATATCCTCTCCAAAGACGACTGTATCAAAGCATATGATTATTTACAAACATTAAAAGCAAAATGATATGAGGTACGCTATAGTGGATTTATTATGGGCTAAATCTCACGGAATCGAGATATTGCCCGAAATGAGAACGAGTGTGGATCAAAGCAAGGTAGTCTTGCATGAGGAGTATCTATCTCCCTTTGCCGAGGAGGACTTCCCTCGCTATAATTTCGACGACCCGTCTTTCATAGAGCTATTGAATAGCGACGAATGGACTTATCCGGAAGAAGAACAACCCGTAATCAATAGGCAACTCAGCAGATTGTTGGCATTGGACGAACTGGACAAGGAGGCTACCGAGGAGATAAACACGTATAACCTTACCCCGTCGGAAGCCTTACAGGTCAAGGATCGATACCCGGAATGGAAGACCGGGATAAATGTCAAAGCCGGTGAGCGATACCGGGTCGAGGACATCCTGTGGGAATGTATCAAAGACCAACTCACGCAAGAGAACTGGAAGCCTAGCACAGCCACCCTAAGCCTGTGGAAAAGAGTAGACGCGGAAGGACACGCCGGCACTATGGAAGATCCTATTCCATATACACAAAATATGGCGCTTGAATTCAACAAGTACTACACGCAGGATGGCGTATTGTATCTCTGCATACAAGCTATGACACCCGGACCGTTCGATTTAAAGGATGTACCGGCGCATGCGCAGCCTATCAAGCAATAGGCACGAATGATTTAATATTATTGTTTTTGTGACAATCGGTCTATTGTCATGTATATAGCCTGTTTTTATTTTATTACAAGCTTATGTATCAATACTTTTATGCGAAAAAATAAAAGCAAGAGCATGAAAGAGAAGATTTTCCAGCAGTTAAAACAGAAGTACTCAAATCTTGGGTTAACGGAGGATGTTTTGAGGTCCGTGGCAGAATCATTGGGGTCCACAGGCCTGATTACGGACGATAATCTTGAAACTGCGGTAGCAGGGCAAGAATCAATGTTGAAATCTTACCAGAGTTCCTTGGATAAGGTGCGAACCGAAAGCGCAAATTACAAGAAGGAATTAGAGGAGTTGAGAGGCAAGGGGGGCGGCCAGCAACAGCAACCAGATAAAAACGAGGAGCCGGATTGGTTCAAGAAGTATCGTGAGGAGCAGGACGAGAAAATCCGGCTCTTGACCTCCGAGAATGATAAAGCTAAGGAGGAGAAAGCACGTGCTGAAAGACACAATCTGATCCTTGACAAGGCCAAGAGCCTTCAGATCTCAAAGGAACGGATAGAGGAGGGCTTCGCTATAACGGACGATATGGACGATAATGCGATTGATACTTATCTGTCCAAGGTGAGACAAAATGAGGTCGCAAAGGGATTAGAGGAAAAAGGTTCGGCGTTCTCTGTCTCTACGTCCAAGGAAAAGAGCAAGGAGCTCGCTAAGGATTGGGCCAAATCATTGCCGGACGCTAATTAAAGTAAAAGATTATGGGTATCGAATTTAACAAAACAAAGATTAAAGGATCGTTCCCCGTCTTTTGGCGCGGGGAATGCTCTCCCCTTCCCGGAGATTTCAAATTAACCACTGAGTTGGCGGAAGGGACAATCGTGCGAAAAGGCACTCCTATCAAGCTGGACTTTGATCGCATGGAGTGCAAGATCTGTAAGGCCGTTAAGGTATTAGCCGGAGGAACGACCACTAAGCCACGTATAGGGAAAGATAGCTTTGTCGCCAAGGGAGATTCTATTGGTGGGCAGAACGTGAGTTCCGTAGATTCAAGCAACTCTGATTATGACGTGGTTACATTGGCTGCCGCTGTAGAGTCTGCTACAGAAGGGGCGATTCTTGCCGTGGGAACGGATGAGCCTGACGCTGTGGTTGAGACAACGTTTGTCTATACGAAGAATATGTCTTTCCAGACGGTATCGGCGGGATATGAGGTCCTTATCCTTAAGGATGTGGCTTATCCAGTCCCTTCCTCATGGTTGACGGGATTCAGCATGAAGAATAATCCCACTATTAAGTATATTAGACAGTAAGGAGGTGAACGATGGATGTTTATAGTTCTATTTTTGGCGAACTGACAAAAGAGGTTCAGATTCGTATTGACGCTGCCACGGAGCTTCGCAAGCGCTTGTTTGACCAGAATATCTACGAGCGTTATCTTGATTGGGATGTCCCGACTATCGGCCTTAATTTTGAGGAGCTGATCGGGCAATATAACTTGAGCGTTGCGGCGGCTACCCTTGATTCCAAGGGAAAGGAACCGATCTTGGGTACGGAGGGGCTTGAGACCTTGAAGCAAAAGGTCCTTACCCACCAGATGAGTTACTCAATGCCGATCGAGGAGTATCGCAAGGTCTTGCAGATCCTAGACTCTAGGATGTTGACGGATGACCAGAAGACACAGCAGCTCATTAATCTGATGTGGAATAACGTGTCTACCGTTGTCAAATCCGTGCAATCTAAGCTAGATATTATTTTCTTGGGTGCCTTGTCCAACAAGGGGGTATTTACCTTTAATGCCAATAATAACCCTGAAGGAGGGGTACGTGGTATTATTGATTACAAGATGCCGCCCGAGAATATCGCTAGCGTTACCCTTGACTGGACGGATACCAATAAGAACAACGTCGATCCTTTCGAGGATATCCAAGGTGTCGTGGATGCGGCCCAAGACAAGGTAACGTTTGATAAGATATTGATGTCTCCGGCCAGATTGTCTTATTTGCTTAAGAGCAGGAAGATGAAACAGGTCATTTTTGGGACCGACAAATCCGGCACTCCTCTTTTGATGTCCGGTTTGAATGAGTTCCTACGCTCTAATGACCTTCCTGTCATAGAGACAGTGAGACGTATCACCCGTATCCAAGACAACGGCAAGCTATCCGAGTACAAGCCTTGGAACGACAAGAATATCGTCTTTGTCCCGGCAGGTAAATTAGGTGTCATCAAGAACGCTTACGCCGATAATGAGTTGAGACAGGAACCGGGCGTTACTTACTCTAATTATGGCCGGATTCGTATCTCTCAATGGGGCAAGGGTGAGACGGACAATTCCAATGGCGTAGAGTTTACCAAGGCTCAATCGCTATCCTTGCCGGTCCTTACCGAGATTAATGGCATTTACTCATTGACGGTGGAGGCATGACGATAAGAGACTACATAGGGCAGAAATTCTCGGCTTATGGAGATCTATCCGAGGCGGATATGCTGGATTTCAGCATCAAATCGGGGCTATCCCCGGACGATGAGATGTCTAGTGAATCCATAGGCAAGGTAGAGACAGGGATGATAGAGATCATCCCGTCGCTGCTATTGCGCCCTGATAGCGTCAATGAGAGCGGCTTCTCTGTCTCTTGGGACAAGGACGGCCTCCGGCGGTATTATTTGTTCCTGTGCGAACGGAACGGTGTTAGCCCGGATGTGTCTTCCGGTCTTGGGGTAGTCTCATCTTATACGGATTATTGATATGTATTACGCTCCTCACATATTAGAACGAAAGGTTGTCAAGGAATATGATCACGATGACAATGGCAATCCTGTTCCCGGGACTGGTGGTGAGTTATGGGAGAGACTGGGACGATGTAAATGCTATGATAAGAGCGCCGATCGGGTATATACGGTAAATGGCGTAGCCTTTGATTACAAATATCGTGTCGTGACAGATAAGATCAAGATTGATGCCGGGGATATCGTGAGAGTATTGAATCAAGATGGGAGTATTCGCAGTAGTGGCGTTGTTATCAACCCGATGCTCACGGATTATCTAAATTACGGGCAAATATGGCTGGAATAATAAAGTTAAGTTATGATTTGTCCGATGTGGATGATTTCATCTTGGAGGCCTATCGTGAGGTGTTCGCCTTTCTAGCCCAACTAGGGCAATCCGCTTATGAGACCGCCGTTCAAGAAGGTAAATATAACAATATTACTGGAAACTTGAGGAGTTCATTGGGATATGTCATATCAATGGACGGTAAGATCGTAAAGGAAGGCGGGTTTAAGAGGATAGATGGACGTGGGGAAAATTATGAGAAGGTTTTTTTCACGACCAGATCCCAAAAGACGGTCCAGTTCTGGGCTAAAGGAAAGTCCGGGGATGGAAGCGAGGGGAGCAGGCAAGGGCTTAGTTACGCTAGGGATCTGGCTTCTAAGCATACAAAGGGAGTGACATTGATTGTCGTGGCGGGAATGGATTACGCTAGCTATGTGAATGATATCCATAAGCTAAACGTGATAGATACTGCCGAGGCTAAAGTAATAGCTATGTTACAATGATAGTAAGCACGGACATACAGACAATCTTATATAAGAAAGCCTTGGAACTTGGTGTTACCGGGGTGTACAAGGAGGATGATACGCCTACAGGTAAGCTTGAGGAGGAGAGGGTTACCGTACACTCGAATTCCTCGGAGCCGGGAATTACATGGAAGGTGGGATTCGTTCATGTCAATATAGCCGTCCCTGATCTGGACGAGAAAGGAACGCCTGATTTGGACAGGATGAATAAGCTGGAACGTATGTCCATGGAGGTGTTCAAGGACACCTCGGTGTTTGATGGCACTCCTTATACCTACGAGGTAGACACTACTAGAATTGAGGTTAACAGGGATCTTAAATGTCACTACGTTAATGTGAGAGTATTATTTAAAGTTTTAAATGTAATAGTATTGTAATATGGGAAGAACAATTTCTGCTATAGGCGTAAAAAGGATACTTTATGGGGAGCCTCTGGTTGCTGCACCCACATACGAGAGCTTGGAGACGTTATTTACGGCTTTCAAGGATGTTCAAATCGTCCATCAAGGGACTTATGAATATACCGAGGAGGACGGTACGTTAACAGAATTCAAGGATGAGTTGACCGGCCAGACATATCGGTCATCGTTTGAGGCAGGATCACAGAGCTTGAATTGGGTGATCGGGGCATATGACTTCTCTACCAAGGCCGAGCTTATGGGCGGTAAACCCTTGGATACGGATAAGGGATGGGAACGTGGCAACGCCGGCGAGCAACGATATAAATGTATCGTCGCTATTACCAATGATGACGTGGCTATCATTTTCCCTAAGGCGAATCTTGTGGGTCGTGGGGCTTCCACGGATGGGGCCGTTGGTTTGTCGATGTCCGCCACCCCGCTGAAATCATCCACGACAATAGCTTCAGAGTATTGGTTTGACGTGGAAGGAAAATCCTTGAAGGGTTGAATGTAATATGTCTTATAGGCACGGGGACGGCGGTATTTTCCGTTCGTCCCCTTTTTGTTTAATTCTAATTTTTTTACGTGATATGAACAAGGGTGCTAGTTTAGTGGCTGACGCTGTCCTAGGTGAGGATTTCAAGGTCGTGGTCCTAGGAGGTAAGGCGTATAAGATAAGTCCTCCTACAATAGCGACGATTTGCAAAGGTATACAATACCTATCTCTTATTGATAAGACAACATCGGGCAAGGAGGATCTTGAAAAGGTGAGGAACGAACTGGAAAATATACTAAAGGGTTTGTCAGTGTTTGTTTTGGGGAGCGCCGATAGATATGAGGAGATCGAGGGGGCGACCCTTCATGAGCTAAGGGAGGCGTTGGAGACTGTCGTTAAATTCATATCCGCAGAGGATTTTTTCGTCTGTGCCGCCTTAGCCGAGAGCGTGGCAAGAATGGCGGCGACACCAAAGTGACAGGTAATGAGACCATGCTAGGGCAAGTGGCCACGTTCATGGAATCGTTGGGATTGTCTTATGAGGACGTGGTTTATAAAATACCTTATCGAAACCTTCTGATCATGCAGAAGGATATATTGCATAGCGTTACCGGTGATTTGATCGTGGAGAGAACCGGGCGTGATTTGTTGAACCGAAAGGAAAAGGAGGGTGATTAATGGCTAAACTAAACTTCGAGGTCGATGCCGATCTACAGAAACTTATAAATCTTCGAAAGGAGGTGGAGGAGTTGAAATCCGCCTTGAAGGATTTCGATGTATCTACAGATGCCAAGGGATTTGACGATTTAAACCGGAAATACGAGGAGGCGACACGGAAACTAAAGGACTATGAGCAGCAGATGCAGAATTATCAAAGGGTAATAGAGCAGCTTAAGGTCTCTAATGGTATTATTGATGGGGCTCGTCAGATAACAGAAGAATTGAATAACGCTACCGATGTGTTTGTCGAGCAACAACTAAAGGTTAAAGGCCTAAGTGACGAGATCAAAAAACTCAATAAGTCTTACTTGTCTCTCTCGGATGCGGATAAAAATTCCCAGAAGGGATCTAATATATTAACCGACCTGAAGGAGAAGACCCGGCAGCACGCTTTAGAGAACGAGGCCCTGAAGAGGCTAAGGAAGGAATATTCGGACAATATCAAGATCGAGGGAGCCGCCTCGGATTCCCTTGTAGCGTTGAGAAAGCAATTGTCGTTGCTTAATGCCGAGTATGACCGCCTTTCCGCTACGGATAGGAAAGCGACCGTAGGGACTAACCTGCAAAAACAGATACAGGCCTTGAATACGGAGATTAGTTCGGCGGAGCAAGCTACCGGACGATATCAACGGAACGTCGGCAATTACGCCAGTAGTTGGAACGGATTGAGCGTGTCGGTTCAACAGGTCGCAAGGGAGTTGCCTTCCCTTGCTGTTGGCTGGAATACATTCTTTTTGGCTATATCCAATAACTTGCCGATGCTTGCCGATGAGCTGAAGAAAGCCGCTGCGGAGTATAAGGCGTTCAAGATGGCTGTAGCGGCAGGAAATAATGACGTGGCAAAAGTGGCTCCTGTCTGGAAGCAGTTGATAACATCTATTTTCAGTTGGCAAACGGCCTTGGTTGCGGCGATAACGCTTTTATCTGTCTATGGGAAGGATATTATCGAATGGACGAAGAGTCTTCTAAGAGGAGGTAAGGCATTGTCTTATTTAACGGATCAGCAAAAGAGATTAAATGAAGCTCAGAAAGAATCCATAGATGGAATATTTAAGGAATCTACACAGTTAAAAATCTTGTATACTATTGCTACGGACTCAGCTAGATCATATGAGGCTAGAGTAAAAGCGGCAAAAAAGATGCAAGAGCTTTATCCGGAATATCTTGGATATCTTTCCAAAGAGGCAATATTGTTAGGTAAAGTAGGAGATAGCTATGAGGCTCTGGTTAAATCAATGAAGAACAAGGCGATATCTACGGCTTACCAAAAAGAGCTAGAGGAAGGTGCTAAATTGTATAATGAGGAGATCGCCAAGCAATTAAGATATCAGAAAGAAATAAACAAGTTATTGGCTTTGATGCCAAAAGAAAATACATCAGAGTTCACAAAATACCTTGAAGATCCTAACAATAAATATGGACAAGTTAAATATTGGCGCTCCTTATTAAAGGAAAGTAAGTCTGTTTCAGAGCAATTAGAGCAATCCAATACACAGCTTTTACAACAAATAAGCAAGCTTAATGAGCCGGTTGAGACGCATGTGGATCTTTTGCTCACAGATATACAAGCTTATCAAGATTTTATTAAGGAGCAGGATGAATTGAATAAGAAGTTGTCTCTTTCCGCTATAACCCAAGATGAGTATAACAGACGTTTAAATGAGGCAAAAGGCCAGTTGATAGATGCTGCTGATGCGGCGAATATAGGAGGTTCTGCCTTAGAGAAGCTTAGAGACGAGTATATTGCGTTTAATAAAGCTTCGATAAATAAAGAACAAGTAGAAAAACAAAAGAAAGAGGCTGAAAAACAAAAAGAAATACAAGAGCGTGTTAATCAGCAATTACTTGATCTTCAAAATAAGAACCAGCAATCTAGGATAAATCTTATGGAAGAAGGCTCCGATAAGCGTATCGCCCAAATAGAATATGATTACGATCGTGAAATAGAGGCTATCCGTAAGAGGGAGAAAGAGTGGCGTGAGGCTCAAGGGGGAAAACTCACGCAAGAACAAACGGTTGAAATAAAAACAGCCATTACGCAGGCTCAGGCTACCCGTATGCGGTCCACGCAAGAAGTAGAGAACGAGCAGATCGAGGCTCAACGTAAAGCCATGAATGATTATCTTAAGGAATATGGCTCTTATCAAGACAAAAAAATGGCACTCGCCGCCGAATACGGGCAAAAAATAGCGTTTGCCGAGACCGAGGGGGAGAAATTGATACTCGGGAAGGAATGGGATAAGCAGCTTTCCGACCTTGAGATAAAAAGAGGCAATACCGCCAATGCCATAATCGCTCTTTTTGGAGACATGAAGGACAAGACTCTAAAGGAGTTGATAGAGATATCCACCAAGGGAAAAGAGGCCTTGGAGTTTCTTAAGTCCGGAGAATGGGATGAATCAAAAGGCAAGGGATTAGGCATAACGCAGGAACAATTCGATCTTTGGTCTGATATGCCTGAAATAATGGATAGGGCAGGGAAAAGCGTTGAGAGCACCAACGAGAAGGTCGATGAGTTGCGACCCGCTTTTGACAAGGTGACAGAAGGAGTGAGGCGATTCTTTGCCGCTGGTGACGACCCCAAAAAACTGACGGAATCATTACAGCTCATTAATGAGGGTGTAAATGAAGTTATGACCTCTGTTCAATTCTTGTCTACTTCATTTCGAAAACTAAGCGAGTCTATTGATATAAATGCTATTGAAGAAGTTGCGGATGGGTTTGAGACTATATTTGATTCTATATCATCAGGAATGGAGGGGGCTATTTCTGGGGAAAAGTTTGGTGAGCTAGCTGCTTCTATAGGAAAAAAACTAGGTGTTATAGGAGAAAAAGCTGCGTCTTTATTTGGCCCTATAGGAACCGCCGCTGGTGCTGCTATTGGGGTAGTGACCTCTCTAGCGTCCTCTATCGCTAAGATCCATGACAAAAAGAACGAGAAACGTATACAGAGATTACAAGACCAGATCGATGTGTTGGATGCCTCGTACGAGAAACTAGGCCGTTCCATAGAAAAGGCTTATTCTACGGACGCTTCTAAGCTCATAAACCAGCAAAATAAATTGCTAGAGCAGCAAAAAGTGATCATCCAACAACAGATCGAGGAGGAAAGGAACAAGAAAAAGACCGACGATGACCGGATCAAGGATTGGCAAAAGCAATTGGAGGATATCAACGCTCAATTGGAGGACAATAAGGAGAAAGCTGTAGAGGCTATAACAGGAACCGATGTCATGTCCGCTATTGACGAGTTCGCCCAAGCGTATTCGGAGGCGTGGGCTACAGGAACTAATGCGGCAGAGGCTTCGACTAAGATTGTCCAAAATTTGATCAAGACGGCTATCATTGAGTTCTTGAAGAAGAAATTATCCCCTTCCGTAGAGGAATTCATGAAGAAACTGGCCGATTATATGTCCGATGGTATCGTTTCGCCTTGGGAAGAAGCGGAGTTGAACAAGTTGAAGGAAAAAATGGACGCTGAGGCCCAGAAGGTCTTCGATACGTCAAGCAAGTATTTCCAAGAGGATAAAAATGATAAATATGAGCAGACCGCTACATCCGGGGGTTTCGAGAAAATGTCTCAAGATAGCGCCGATGAGTTAAATGGCCGTTTCACCGCCCTGCAAATGACAGGGGAGGATATACTGTTGTTCTTGCAAGGCTCCGAGCAATTCTTGAGCCTCTTGTATATAAAGGCCAGTATGGACGTGATATCTGTAAAGATAGCCTCGTTGTATGATGTGGCGGATGAGACTAGGACGATGATCGCCAGTATATATATAGAGTTACAGCAAATCAATGATAATACCGCCAATACCGTGATACAATTGAAAAAAGCGGTGGATAAATTGACAAGTATAGAGACTAACACTAAAAACATGTAGTATGAATGTTGGAGATATAACGAGACGGGCTATTTCGCTAGGGGCTTGCAGTGAATCAGGCAAGGCCACTGACTGGAAGAGCCTATGTTGGCTGTTTTTTTCCCCGCAAGGGCGGGAGTTTTGCGAGGAGAATAATTATCCTTCGTTGGATTTATTTAGAGGCATGGCTAAAAACATAGCTCCCTACGGGATATACGTGGATCGTGATCTAATTGAGCTTAACAATAAAACAAACGTAGGTGTGATAGGTAATACCGTGGCGTATTTGAGTTATGACGATAACACGAGGGTGCATAAGGTGATCTTGATGCACGGGGGCAAGGCCAAGATAGAGGCCGGGAACTACTCCGTGATATTGCTTGTCAATATCGGGGGATGCGAGGTGGAGATTATTAACGACGGAACGGCAAGGATATTATGTTAGGGGATCTATATATTAACGGGAATGACGCATGGGGCACGTATCGTGTCGCCATGGGAGAGGGTTTTATCCAGACCTTGCTAACCCCAGCGGGAAACAAGGATTTCATAGAGAACGAGAGCCGGTTGGAAAACGGGAAGAGGGTCGTGTTCAATAATCCCAAGGTGGCTAGCCGGGATCTTACCCTTACGTTCAACATACACGGGGATACGCAAGAGGAATATATGCTGAATTATAAGGCGTTCGTGGCTGTCCTTCAACAAGGCAAGGTCGTATTGCGTGTTCCGGATCTTGATATGACATTTACCCTTGTCCATAAGAGATCATCAAGCTTCGCCTTGGATCGGAACAGGTTGAATAGCAGGCTATCCGTTAAGTTCGAGGAACCTGACCCAACGTCAAGGGGATAAGTGAAGAGCCGTCCGGCCCTTATTGGCTAGACGGCTCTTCGTCCTATTGCGCTAAAAGATGCGTATTTAAAGATCGGAGGTCGAATCTTCCCGGCTTTGACCTCCCGTTGTTGTATACCGACACGGTCATATGTGGCTTGGGCTTGGTGCCGCTAAATCCGCAAGCCCTCTCCAGCTCGTCGATAAGCCTCTCCATTTTCAAGGATTGCCGGTTGAATCGCTCCATCGCCTTCTTGTCCCTTTGGGACGTTAAAAGCATTTCGTTTAGTATCGTGTTTATGTCTTTCATATTCAATCAATCTTTAGTCTTTTATCATTTGCTTTTACTTCACAATAAGTTAAAGTTTTGGCTGTACGCCTTATATCGTACCTTTTAATTTGGTATGTATATACAGTTATTCTATAACCACTATCTTCCCGTCAGATGGACTTCCTCCAAACAGGTGATTGATATAAGCCAAACCTTTTTGAGTGACAAGTATCTTCGTGACAACGAACCCCGGATGGTTATTGCGCTCAATAAATTTTTCCTTCATCTCAAAATACCCGGCATTGACAAACCGTTGCTTCGGCTCGTTCCGGTTAGAGAAGAATACGCCTAGCTGCCTTAGCTTTTGGAACAGGGTATTGCGCCCGAATCCCAGCTTTAGGATTTTGGCAGCCATTCCGATATCAACTTTGTCGTCTGTGGTAAAGGCGGTTTTAGCGAATGATACATAAGGTTCTTGTTCGGCAGTCTTTTTTTCGAGATGCTTATTTTTTAATTCCAAGCGTTGCTTTTCCTCACGTTCATTCTTTAGTTGTGTGGCAAGACTGATAACAAGGTCTGGGTTATTAATCATTTGTTCCAAAGTAGGCTGTGTGGCAGTCATGCCATATCGCATTAATTCGTCAAGTTTCTCAGTACACCATAATTTTAAATCAATGTCTAACCATTGGCAAAAATCGACTACTATTAATCTGTGCATCCAAGTACCCCCCTCCGTTATGTGATGAACCTGCCTTTGATATAACTAATTGATTTTCAGAAATACCATATTTTCTTGTAATTGCATTAATTAATTGATTTGTAGTAGGTAAAGACAAATAATCATTAGGACGCTTCCCGTATATTTTAGCGAGTTGTGTAGCGTTAACCATAACATCATCTTTGATGTCAAAAAGAACATTGTTCCCATTATAAGAGAAAGTCTTGCTCGTCTCGTGAGCTAACGTTACTTGTACGGTACTATTATTCCCGTTCAAATAGTTTTCATTTGTCTGTAGCATGAAATGAAATTATTTGTTATTAATAAAAAAAGAGAAGTCATATCCAATCTTGCTACAGACTATCATTCGCCAAAGGCTATGATACACGGATACAACTTCTCTATATATTTTTAATATAGATGCTTCTAGGGCATAAAAAATGCCTTGGGCGTAATAAATAATAATCTGTAGCACTGCAAAGCTACGCAAACTTTTTATATCACCAAACGAAAATCGTATTTTTTTCAAGGCGGCATCCGCAAAGTCAGCTTTACGACTATCTAGGATTACATCGTAAAGTCCGTCTTCATTGACAAAATTAGCCTGTTGATTTCTTCCAAGGCTATCTGTTATGGGGTGGATAGAAACCACCCCATCCTCTAATCGCTTCATTACTTGGCTAGCATCCAGTTCTAATATCTTGCAAGCGTCAGCCAAGCAAAACAACGGCTCTCCATTCTCATTCATCGCAATTCTTACTTGTCCGAACTGCTCATTTTGGAAAATTCGAATATTATTCATAACTTTGTGCAGTTATAAAGGTTAATATTATCCTCATTGGTAGCTCGGTCAAGCACTACCTTTGAGGATTTTATTTTGACCGAAGTGGTAGCCGGGGACTCGAACCCCGAAGTATGCCGTCCTACCTTGCCCTTTCAGTCTCGCTTGACAAGAAAAAGCAAAGGGCACAGATTGAAGTTGCCTATTGTGACGGTCTGCAACTGGAATCAATGCCCTTAAATATCTTCTTTCGCTACCGTCACGTGAGCGATCATTTTCATATCACAAAATTATATATGACAAAATCCGTGGCCTATTTTTTCAAGGCTCGAAAAACCACAATGGAGCTATTGTTGTAAAATCCCTCCGGCCGTATTACCGGAGGGGCATCTACTTCCGATCCTCTCCCCGTCGTTCGAGTTATCCCGCAAGCCTGCAAGTCATGTCGCTAATTACGCTCATGAATCTATCGTAGGTCTTTTTATTCCATTCCTTGTGATCCGGCATCCAGTCATTGAATATCTCCATGTAGACCACATCGTGAGACCTGTCTTGTACGGTGACGCATAAACCGCCCGTCTCCGGCATAACGCCAACGTTTATATGTACCGGTTTCTTTCCGATCATACACTCCAACGCAATCCTTTGTACGTTCTTCAATACCTCTATCGTTTCCATATTCCTTATATTATTAATGTATATCAATCACCCGAATAAACCCTGTTACCGTAAAGGCTAGCCATACCGACATGAGTAAGTCTTACAACATGGGATCTTTCCGCAAGTTCCTTAGCAAACGCCGCACGTTTTTCCGCAAGCTGTACCATCGCTTTCGCCGATCCCCAAGCCTGTTTAAGGCACGAGCCGAATGTACGTCCGTATATTTTGCACTCTCTATAGATCTTATGCGCTTCCTTCATGATCTCACTCTTGTTGTATTTCTGTGTTGCCATTGTACTGTTATTTTATTTTGATGATGCAAATATAATGTAATACTTTATATGCAACAATAATAAAATAAAGAATTGCATTATGGTTAACACTATTTAATAATGTTATTCTTTATACAATAGCTACAAATAAAAAGAATCGCATTATATTTGCGGTGTAATCATATAAAGTATTGGCTTATGGAAAATAGAATAAAAGATATTCTTTCAGAAAAAGGATTGACAGCTAAAGAATTATCATCTGTTATAGGTTTGTCAAGTGTAAGTTTGTATAATATCATCAATGGGAAACAGGAAGCATCAGCAAATACACTGAATGCGATCGCCACAGCCTTAAACGTCCCTTTTTGGCAATTGTTTGTTTCTCCCTCCGAAGTACAAAAAGAGACCGATGGTGGGTATAAATGCCCTAATTGCGGGCATCTATTGAAGATAAAGGTGGAATGATGTTATATTCAATGATCTCTAAATAATAATCATGAAAGTTTGTTTTCTGCATATAATGCATTACCTTTGCGATACAATATAATACAGAAGTAATATGGAAGCAGTAATAAGAAAGCAAACCTCGTTCCGTTTACGTGAGGACTTGTTGCAAATATTGCAGGAACAAGCCAAGAAAGCGAACAGGAGCCTGAATAATTTTGTGGAGAGCACCTTGATGGACGCTGTATACTCCGAGCCAAACGAGGAAACGATAGCGGCTATAAGGGAAGCACGTACGACCAAGAATAAAGAAACGTTCGACAGCGTGGATAGCTTGATGGAGGAATTAATGAAGTGAAAAAGAAATTACACCCAACAAGCCAGTTTAAGAAAGATTTCAAACGTATTCAGAAATTCCCAAAAAAAATCGCAGCTTTTGAATATATCGCAAATCTACTTATAAATGACCATCCGATTCCACAAGAATACAAACCTCACATGTTGAAAGGTGAGTATAAAGGGTGTATGGAATGCCATATAGAAGGGGATTTTCTTCTTATTTGGATTGACGGAGAAATAATCGACTTGCTTAGAATTGGTAGTCATTCCGAGTTGTTCGGAAAAAAGAGATAGACAAGTACAAATATGAATACATTGACTTACAAAGGCTATATCGGGTCTGTATCTTTTAGCGAGAAGGACAATGTTTTCTTTGGAAAGATAGAAGGCATTGATGGTCTTGTTAATTTTGAGGGGGAAAGCGTGCGGGAACTTACAACGGCTTTCCACGAGGCTGTAGATGATTATCTGGCGTATTGCGAGGAAGAGGGGATTGAACCGCATAAGAGCTATTCTGGTTCATTGAACGTTCGTTTATCGCCGGAACTTCATAGTAGAGTGGCTGTTCTGGCAAAGCAAGCAGGCGTTTCTATTAACGCTTTCATAAAAAAAGCCGTGGAAAAGCAAGTTGCTGTAATGTTGTGATTTGGATTGAAATGATAATGTAAATGTATTAAAAATGAGCGTTTTATTTTTAATTTTGGCGACGCTGCTACCTTTCTTTCTTTTTACATCTTGTACTAACGAAGATGAAAAGGAAGTGATTGAGTTGAAAAGCATAGGATTGAACGTTAAAACTTTAAAACTAGAGGTTGGAGACACATATCAGTTCGAAGCCATAACGTCCCCGTCAAACTATCCGCAGGATGATTTTGTCTGGACTGTCGTAACTGAAGATAATAAAACAGGCGGTGGGCGTATTGACAGTACTGGATTATTTGTGGCCACTAAATCAGGAACGGTGATTGTAGAAGTAGTCAACCACGGGATAAAAGATAACAGTTCCCGGCTCATATGGGCTAATGCAATGGTTACCATTATTGGCGAAGATGGTGATAAAGAAGACGATGATAAACCAGATGAAGAGGGGCAAACACAGGTATCTAACATATCTTTTGAGGAACAAAACATAAGTCTGAAAAAAGGCGAAACCACTTACATTGATTATACAATACAGCCAAGTTATGCGGATGTCTCCGGAGTTAAATGGTATGTTTCGGACAATTCTGTCGTGTCTATAACGTCCATTTCAAACGGACGAATAGGGATTAATGCACTGAAAGAAGGGAAGGCAGAAGTCTATACGACTGTGAATGGGAAACGGTATGCGTGCCAGATTACGGTGGAGACGATAGCGGTGGAAAGTATAATACTAAATCCTTCTAATATTACTATAAATCAAGGTGAATCGTTTACATTGGATGTTTCTGTATATCCATATAACGCAGATAACTCAGAATTGAAATTTGAATTTTCCGATAAAAGTATTGCCTATTTTGCTAACGAAGAGCAACGAATAATAAATACATCAAATCCGGGAGAATGCACGGTTACTGTGTCTACGAAGGACGGGACGGTGAAAGCGGAATGTATAATAACCGTTTTGGAAATACCTCTTGAAGAAAAAATAACTGCGTCTACACGTTTGAATGGACTTTACAACAATGGTTTTATCACGGGGACTATGTATATTAAATTTCATAATGGTTCAAACAAAAATGTTACGATTAATCGGTTCTATGTATATGATTCTTTTTCAAATCAGATTGTCTATGAAGAAAAAGATTGTGGCAAATTAATGGGGGGCGATGACTGGAGTTCCGCCCTCATGTTCAAGATGGTTTATAAACCTTTGTATGTATGGGAATATGAATGCGAAGGCGAAAGTTATAGATTAAACTATCAATAAACATTTAAAATCAAGAAAATAAAAGAAAAAGTTCCGTACCATACCTGTGGCTCGGGGCTTTTTTTATTTCCTCCTACAACAAAATTACAACAATCCCTCCATTGTTTTTTTTAGGTCCGCTTGATTTTTTGCCATCCCCCTTATATGCGTGAACTTTGAGTTCATGATCGAGATTAAGGACATATCTGGTAGAGTCAAGTTGTCGGTATCGATAGGGACGGGTTCGGTACGTCGGTTTGAGTTGATGAAAGAGGACTATGTGAACCTCGTGTTCTCCTTGTCCGATCCGGTACAACTGGAGATCGGAGACAATATCGATTATGAAGGTAGCGTTTTCTACGTAACTGGCAAGACATACCCGACATTCAACGCATCCACAGGCGGATACGACTATAGCGTGCGATTCGACTCGCATTATTACCGATGGAAGAATCATATCCTATTTTACGATAGGCAAGGTAACAAGGAAGCGTCATGGAGCCTTACACGTGCTCCGGAGGCCCACCTAAGCATTGTCGTATCCAATTTGCGATCTCTGGGATTCAGGTATAACGGCAAGGAGTACCAAGCCGTTGTCGATAGCTCCGTTGACGCTGTCGCCAAGCTCGTGCAATACGACAGCACGAATATCGTGGATGCCCTTACCAAGATTGCCGAGGCGTGGGAGTGCGAGTGGTGGGTAGAGGGTGACAAAATATATATAGGTAGGATAGAGCGTGGCGATCCCGTAGATCTGGAGATAGGTAGGCAGGTAGCGTCCATGCCAAGGAGCCAAAGCCAAGACCTGTTCGCCACACGCCTGTACGCTTTCGGTTCAACGAGAAATATCCCCTCGGGCTATCGCAAGGGGGAATCCGGTACGGTGGTGCAAGGGGTGGTGCAAAAACGCCTCATGCTTCCTAAGGGAACTCCCTACGTGGACGTGGTACAGGGATTGACCGAGGATCAAATAGTGGAGGCGGTCGTTATATTCGACGATATATACCCTCGTAAGATAGGTACGATAACCGAGGTGATACCGAAGGAGGTCACGGAGGAGGGCGAGGACGGGACATCGGAGACATTCACCGTCTACCGGTTCAAGGACTCGGGATTGTCCTTCTCCGAGGAATACGTGCTTCCCGGCAAAGAGCTTCGTGTCGTATTCCAGACGGGGCCGTTGTCAGGCATGGATTTCGCCTTGCGATTCAATCCGGAAGGACTGCCGGAGGATGATCCGGAGGCTCAGGTGTTCGAGATAGTCCGTAATGACTCCTATGGCCAGACATTGCCGGAAAGCCCTCTTATACCGGGGACGGGGAACAAATATATCCTATACAATTTTGACACGCAATACGTAAGTGACACCCTTATCCCGCAGGCGGAAGAGGAATTGCTAAGAAGGACGATAGAGTATAAGGGCAAGGTCGTGTCGGACCCTTCCACTTACACATGCGTCCTTAACTCATACTACGCTTCCGGCTACGATGAGAATAATGGTATATTGAACCCGGAAAAGGCGATTGATCTATCCGTAGGACAGCGTGTCAGGCTTATCAATAAGGCCTATTTTGAGAATGGGCGGGAATCTAGGGTATTGGGTTTCGAGAAAAAACTTGATATCCCATATGATTCGCCTTCCTATACGGTAGGAGAGAGCGCTGCTTACTCCCGGTTGGGGGAATTGGAGCGTAAGTTGGAGAATATCCAATATAAGGATAACACGTACGTCAACCAAGGTAGCGGTTCTTTCGGGGTGTATATCATAAAGAAAGAGGATACTACCGCCGCCTCGGACGAGAATGTTTTCTCCGCTCTGCGGACATTATATGAGATAAACAAGGTAAAACAGGATAACGACAAACGTTACCTTCGGAAAGACATTCCCGATATCGCCCATGAGGATATTTTATTCGACAAGAAGATAGGCTCCTCCATCTTCCTCGACGGCATGGACGGCAAGGGCTGGGAGATCAAGGCCGATGGTCGTGCCATATTTGATGAGTCATGGTTCCGTGAGAATGTTTTATTCAAGAAACGAGTGGGTTCCCATACGTTTATATCCGGTTTCCCTAATGGCTTCGGTTGGGATATTGCTCCATATAAACGGGTTAACTCGGCTGGTGTAGAGGAACAGAAATTCCGTTTAGAGATAGACGATATAAATGTGAGAGGCAGTCTCCGGGTCTATGAGTTCATCGTCTCTCAGCTTCGTGGCGAAAACGACAACGTGACATTCTCAGGGATGATGAAGGTGGAGTATTACGACCATGCGACCGGAAGGATTTACTTGGACACGGGGAACGGCGTGCTCTACAATCCGTTCCGTTCGGGGGATATATTGATGGTCCAACATTTTGGGGGAATGCCGACAGGGGAGAATGATTACAATATCATCAAGCAATACGAACTTCGGGTTGATCAAGTCGGCATCGGTAATTTATCGGACGGTGAAGATCGCTTGGACTGGATTACGTTTGTCAACTTTGCCGGTGATAAAGCCGACATTGCGCAAGGAGATGTATTAACCCGTATAGATAGCGTGGCTGATTCTACCAGAAAGGGTATTGTCAAGATTACTACGATCGACGAGATCGGCGCTCCATATATGGATGTCGTGTATGGGATGAAGACAGACCCCGATAACGCGACCAAGGCACGTATCGGAAATCTTTCCGGGATAAGAACCAAAAACGGTATAGATTTGACCGGTGTTTGGGGGATTTACGGTAACGGGGCTTACTTTGAAAATTCGACCTACATCCTTGATACAGGTAATACGGTCGAGCAGGAATTTTCCATGATGAACGGGAAATTCGAGAGTTCAATCGAAGGCATCAGGAACGATATATCCTTAGAGCCGGGCAATATATTGAAAAATAGCTCATTCTCCCAAAATACGGACTATTGGGTGACAGAGAACTCAATAAGTTTTTGGGGACATGACGGATCGTTTATTTACGCCAATGATTCTTTCCTGTCAGAGAAGAGGGGAGTTTCAGATATTTATCAAGACGGCAACAGAAATGTCTTACGTATCAGTGACTCGTATATCCTCCAGCGGAATGACGTTATAAACATACCGTCACATGAGACCGAGGCGACCGAGTATGACTATTCCTTCTCATTACATTACCGGGTTGTTAAGGCGGGGATATTGACCGCAGGTTTCGAGGGATCAAGCCTTTATGTCTCCATGCCCTTGGAACCATCATCCTCGTATCGTAAGCTTTCGAAAGCGGGGAAATGGGACGAACGTGGCGATTTCCGTATATCTTTCGATGGGGAAATACTGATTTATGGTGTTTCCTTGTTTATCGATAACTTGGCGGATGCCATTATCAGGTTGGAGACAAGGATAGAGCAAACAGAAGAGTCTATCAAGCTGGCGGCAACGAAGGATTATGTGGATGAGGAAACAGGTAAGGTGTATACCAAGTATGATTCTCAATTGAATATTACCGCAGGGCAAATATCGGCCATATCAACGAGGGTGGATAATATAAGGAATGAGATAGACACGGCGGGATGGATCAACACTACGCAGGGAAATACGTTGTTCGCCGCCAAGAGCTTGGAAAACGGCGATAATATCATATCGTATATCAACCAGACGGCAACGACAACCACCATTAAATCGAATAGGATCAACCTTGTGGGAGCCGTTACCTATTCAGATTTAGACTCCTCTTTACAGGATAAGGTGGATGCGGCTGGCGGGGATGCATTGGATAAAGCCTTGGAAGCCTATGAGAAAGCTTCTGATGCCTATAGCATAGCGAATAGCGCAGACTCAACTGCTTCATCGGCTTATAGCAGGGCGACTACAGCCATTACAGACGCCACAAATGCTTTAAATGCGGCGAAGGAAGCCAATACATCGGTCGAGTTACTTCCCGGTTGGGTCAAAGAGAATGACATTATTAAAGCATTGGAAGATAAGACAATCATCGTTAATGGGTATATCGCTACTTCTATGATTGATGTGAATAATTTGTATGCTAAGAAGTTGGCGGCAACAGAGGGGACTATTGGAGCCTTTAAGATAATGTCCTATAAAAGCCTTGAGACAGATGATGCCGACGCTTTTATTCGCATGCACGAGACTGGACAAGTTTTTACCTTTATATATGCCGGGCATGTAGAATCTCATTCCGGAAAAGGGGCGGCTTTGATTGGAATAGCGGATAATAGTGATTCCATGGCATTGTATACAGAAGGAGGTATAACGTTTAAGGGTTTAAGTACGACGGCAGAAAGTTCCTACTGGAAGCCTTTATTAATACATACAAATACTGGAGAGATAAGAAGAAGTTCCTAATATAAAAATAATAATTATGAAAGTGAATTTTCACATAGCATTTAAGAATTCTCAAGGCGAAGAAGCCTTTGAGTGGGTACCTGCCGGAGAGAAAAAGGAGAAACGTTATCAAATGATAGACGAGGTCCTTTGCCAAGGATTATTTGATGGCAAATATATCCACATGACAGGGCGTGATGAAGATGATTCGCGTAGCAAGTTACAAGCATTTGAACTGTATCTGAAGCTAAGGCAAGCTAACGGAGAATTGGATATAACAATCGAGGAGGCTACATTGATCAAAAAAGTGGCATTACTCTTACCTCCTGGAGCGTATGGGCAAATTTATAACATTATAGAAAGGGGAAATTAACATGGCACTATCAACATTATCATCTGTATTGAGAAGCAAATACAAAAACACGGTAGGAGATTATGATATCTCCTATGAGACAACACGGAATGCGGGCGAAAAGGTAACAGAGGTATTGGCCTCGGTCAAAAAAGGAGAGCTTAGGTTCGGTTATGTAAACATTGTGGACAAAGGCAGGAAATCGATAGTCTTGGAAGATGGAGTCTCGGACGAAGACTGCAAGGCTATATTGTCAACCGTGATAGACGATGCGGCAAATATTTTCCTTAAACAAGAATAACATACGATAATATGGCTGTAGGGGATCTTACATTGTCTTCCGGCTTTACTCTAACGCCCGAGGATTTACGTGCGATCGCCGCTGAGAGTAAAAAGATCTTAGCGGAGGAGTCCAAGGATTTAAGTCAGTTCAAGGAGATTGACTCTATATCCTCCGTGTCATCTTTGCCCGGTATTTCCGCTAAGGAGGAATTAGTGAGAGTCCCCATGGCTATACTTAAGGGACTTGACGGTAGGGAGATAGAACTAGCCTCTTCGTCTACGGATATCCAATGGAGGTATGTTGGAAATCCCGGATGGAATGTGTTGGTGGAATTATCCTTGCTAACCGGTCCGAAGGGAACTCCGGGAGATCCTCCGGCCGTCTCTATCGGTACGGTCTCCACCCTTCCTTTTAATAGCTCGGCAACGGCTGGCTTTGTCTTGAGAGGGGAGACCCCAGAAGGTATACCTATTTATGCTTTGGATTTAGGTATCCCACAAGGCAAGCCCGGCCAAGACGGAAATGGGGCGGGGAACGTGTTTGTCCCTACGGATAATATCATAGCCGATAGATATTATATTTTTAAATCCTCCGTTGATAAAAGCGCAAACGGGGATTTTATCGAATTGGACAGCCTTGCCTTTGGTGTAGGTCAAAACTACTCGGGTTACAAGAACGCCGAGATATTCAATGACTATGAGAATAACAAGGCGGCAGGAAATTACGCCCACGCAGAGGGTATGAATACCAACGCTACCGGTCCTAGGGCGCATGCGGAGGGTTACGAAACGAATGTGTTCGCTAGCGAGGGTCACGCCGAGGGCAGGGGAACATGGTGCTTAGGAGCGCAATCGCATGTAGAGGGATTATATTCTTATTGTTTAGGAGATGGTTCGCATGTAGAAGGAGGATCAATAGGCACCCAGCCTTATTTTATTGAAAATACCGTAGGAGGCATAGCGGATCGGCCTATTTTTGATACGAGTGGAGAGTCTTTAAGGACTTTCATAGAAGATTACGGAGTCTATAACTCTGAAAATATTGAGCACTCATTATTTTTTGACGCTGTATCTATACGAGAGAAGTTCGCTCTGAACATTTCAATTGGCACCCGAAGCCACCTCGAGGGATGTAACAATTTTATTTGTGATAACACAAGCCACGTAGAAGGATATAATAATATATGCGGTGATTTATATTATTCACATAGTGCCCCAATAGTACATAAGGCAAATCATGTGGAAGGATACAATAATGTTCTGTTTTCGGGGAGAGAATATACAGACCAAAACTTCTGTGTTCATGTGGAAGGATATAGTAATGAGGTTTATCCGGGATGCTCTTTTTCACATGTAGGAGGAGAGTATTGCACTATAGGTAATATAGCCCCTGCAAGGTTGGCGTTTTGTCATGGGAAGTGGCTGCTTGTAAATTCGGATTATGGCGTTTCTTTTGGTCGTTTTAATAAGCCAACACTAAATAATAAAAATGTGCTGTTTTCCTATGGGATAGGACGTGATGATAACTCGCGAGAAAACGCTTTGTCTATATTGGAAGATGGAACTGTATTAATCCCTAGCTTGGAAGATAGGATAAATGATGCTACAGATTCGAAAGTTATAGGTTTAAACAATAAATTTAATAATAATAACGAAGAGCTTAAGGCTATTATAGATGAGCAATCTAATCAGATAAAGGATTTGTTAGCCTTGTTACAGTCCGGAGTTGGGATAACAAAGGCTTTTGTTTCAGGTAGTGTTTTGGTTTTTACTAAAAATATACAAGCGGAAGTGTCGGGTGAAACCTTTTTTATTTCCGATTCGCAAACAACGGTTGCTGATGGAGTATTAACAATCAAATAAATAAAAATATGGGAACAATCAGAAAAATAAATGTAAATGGGCAAGAATATGATTTGGCTGGTTCTGGCGGCTCAACAATGATTTCTGTAACCTATCAGGAGATAGTATCTTTGATTCAGGCAAGCTCTCTTGTCGCAGGGAACAAGTACAGGATCACAGATTATGTAACTAAAGTAAATGATAAATACAAGGCTGTTTCAGCGGAGAAACCTTTTGACATTATCGTCACGGCTAAATCTTCCAATAAACTAGAACGTAAAGCATCTGCCATAATGCGTGAAGGTGATGATTACTTCGCCGGATCAGACCTAGGATCTTGGGAAATATGGTATGATATCAATAATGATACTAAATCGTATCCAATCGCTCATGAGAGTGGGAAAGGATATATTTATAGGCTTATAGACGAATATGGAAATGAGGCTGATTTTGATTTTAAGAACATAAAATGGAAAATAGACTCAAATATTTTTAAAAAGGTGACAAATGGTCCTGTACCGTTTTTTACTTTTACTTTTTTAAATTCATATAATGACATTAGCGAGGATTCGGTTATGGACGCTTCCTTGGATGGCAAGGCAATGAATAATGAAATATATATTCTTGATAGTATAACCAATACTGCTGTGTATGTCCTTAGTGTGGCAAAACCATCGATAGGTTCTGCCAGGATAAAGAAAAATAGCTCAAATAAGTCTTTTTTCATAGCTGTTAAAGGAGCCGTTAACTCAAAAATAGATACTAATGATATGAGATATGGACTTAATATAGATGATGTCGCTATGGAAGTTAGCGGTAATACGGTAAATAATTATGTAGATATATTATTGAATGGCGCAAATTTAATGGTGACTAATAACCTATTTAACATCGAAGGACAGGCTAGACTCCAAATTTCAGGTTCTCTTAAAGGATGTACGGTATTAGGATCTTTTAAAGCTGGATCAGACTATATCTTTCAAATCTCCGAGAGTTGCCAAGGAAAGATTATTGTGTCCAATGGAGATGGAGAATCTTTTAAAATAATAGACCCCTTCACCCTTCAATAATATGGAAGCTATTCGCATAGGAAACGACATCAATATAGAATGGACCATCTTCCGGGACGGTAAGCCCGAGTCTTTGGATGGCAAGAACATTAGCGTCTTCATGACCAATGGCTATAAGAAGATGGCGGTAAAAGACCTCCACTTCCGGGATAACGTGATACGATTCACCTACCTAGGTAAAGACCAAGATTATAACGGCGTCTATACGCTGACCCTTATCGAGAACAAAGGGAAGGAGGGCATGTACACCGTAGACGCTTGCGATGCGTTCCGTCTTATCCCACGGTCGTGCTCCGTAGGTGGAGATACGGGATGCGGCAGCGTCAAGGTGACAACGGTAAGGCTAACGGGAGATATATCCGTTCCTGCCGTAGGGACCGGAGATTATGAAAGTATGACCAATAAACCACGGATCAACGGGGTTGAGTTGGTCGGGGATAAGTCCCTAGAGGAGTTAGGGATACCCATTCTACCTGATAATATCGTAACCGATGCCGATTACACGCATACGGATAACAACTTGACGGACGCTCTTTTGGAAAAGCTCGACGGATTGAGTAATTACGATGATACGGCGTTAAGAGAGGCTTTAACCTCCGAGATCATCAGGGCGAAGGAGGTAGAGGGGGATCTTGACACGGCCATAAGGAAAGTGGCTTCCGATCTGTCCACGTTTATAACGGGAGATCCGGACGCGGACAATGTCATCAACAGATGGCAGGAGGTGGTGGAGTTCTTGTCCGGTATGACAGAGGATAAGGATATGGCCGGAGTGTTGCTGGATTTGAAAAAACAAATACTTGCGGAGGTCACGAGTATCTTGTCAGGTTATTACACGTCCGGACAGATTGACGATAGGTTTGTCGAGAAGATCAAAGGGAAGGGACTTAGCACAAACGACCTTACGGATGAGCTGTTATCTAAGATCAACGGCTTATCTAACTATGATGATGAATGGGTCAGGAGTGAGATCGCCTCTATCAAGGCGGATATCGACACGTTATTGGGTGATGGAGCGAGCGACGCTATAGATACCTTCCATGAGATCGAGCTTTTTTTGCAGGGTATTACTGATAAGGAAACCCTAACCGGTCTTCTCAATGACTTGCGTGCGGAGATAACGGCTTTGATCCCAACCAAGACATCCCAATTAACAAATGACGATCACATCGTAAAAGACGCTAATTACGTCCATACGGACAATAATTATACTGACGAAGATAAGGGTAAGTTGGATGGATTGGATAATTACGACGATACGGATATCCGGAATCTGGTCACCGGCCTAAGGACGGACGTTGATAAGTTAAAGCCCGTTGTCACATCCACCCCGTCTAACGGCCAGATAACCATAACGCCGGACAAGGCCCAAAACGAAGATTCGGACGTGTCGATAACGCTGGAGACCAAGGGAGACAAGGATAAGTCTCTGATGGCCGACGGTAAGTACCGCAAGCTGCCCGTGTACGGGAGGAATCTGTTGTTGGGATCGGGGAAGGAGGTAAGTAACTCTAGTTACAAGATCGCTGATTATTGGTTGGCGGAACAGATACCCGATGGGACGCAGGTCACTGTAACTATATGGGGTGAGATAGGGGACGGCAAAGAGTCGTTCGACTTATTTAATTCTGGAGCGTATGTGGGGTCATTAGCCAAGTTTCTTCCTACAGATTTTGTAAATGGGAAAGCTCACAAGACATTTAAATGGCTTACTACTTTAGTTGGTCATCAAGCGGATAATACACGTCTTGTTATATTTACCACTCCAAATACAGTTACCTCTACCTCCACCATCCACAAGATCAAGCTCGAGTACGGCGACATCTCCACCGAGTGGACCCCCGCTTGGGAGGATATACCAGATCTAGAAGAAAGATACGCATATGGTGTTGAATGGGATACTGCATCATCTAGTCCTGATGGAGTTAGAGTAGGTAATATGCAATTACATAGAGAACTACCTATCCAAAGTAAGATGAGAATGTGTGAAGTTGATAGGTTAGGTGCGGTTACTGCTGCTTCTGTTAGTGGTATGGTTCAAAGACTGGATGGAAGTATTATGACAGAAATCCCTGAGCATTGGTACAAATTATATACTAATGGTACAAAGTTTAGAATGATGCTATCAGAAATTCCATTACCCGGATATAATCATATAGATAAATTTTATATCTCTACTTATGAAGCATGTATTTCAAGAAGTGAAGGAAAACTATGGTCAGAAAATTTATATGCATATTCTGATGGAAATAGTAGTTTAAATAACTTAAGAGGAGGGGATAATACTTCTGATTGGGACGGCACCTACCGTTCCTTGCTAGGCCGTCCCGTCACCAACCTCACCCGGGACCAATTCCGGCAAGCCGCGAGGAAAAGAGGCAGCGGATGGGAAATGTATACCTATAACGCCCACAAGATCCTGTTCTGGCTATTCGCCGTCGAGTACGCCACGCTGGACAGCCAGAAGCCTTTCAACGCCCAGAAGGACGCTAACGGTTTCGCACAAGGCGGCTTAGGTCCGGGACCGACGCAAATGACGGATTGGGCGAACTTCAACAACGCCAACCCCCTTATCCCATGCGGCTATACCAACGAGTTCGGGAACGGCTCGGGAGAGAAGGCATATGTGGTGAAGAACGCTTCCGGCGGTACTCACGCCACGTTGATGGCTAACAGGTATCGTGGCATAGAGAATCCGTTCGGACACATATGGAAATACACTGACGGGGCCAATATACAGGTCACCACGGGCGATGCGGGATTATCCATATTATGGACTACCGATGACCCATCGAATTTCAGCGACACCTCTTACACCGGTTATGACAAGAAAGGCAATATCTGCCGTACAGATGGTTATGCCAAGAAGATGTTGCTTGGAGAAGATGGCGATATAGTGGCCACGGAGGTCGGCGGTAGCTCCTCTACCTACTGGTGTGACTACTATTACACCTATACATCAGCAAACCGCATACAGGTGTTACTGATTGGCGGTTCTGCGGATATTGGGCAGAATTCGGGCCTTGCTTACATAAATACGCATGATGGGTCTTCCGCTGCGGCTAAATACTTTGGTTCGCGCCTTTGCTTTTTCCCCGAATATCGTAAAACGTCGGCGTAGCCGCACGTCTCACGTCGGGAATTTTTTTGTATAACGATTAAATAACAAGACATGAAAAGAACATATAGCGACACTATACCGATCACTATGGAAAAGGACGGTGACGGATCCTACCTTTACCGGTGGGACGTTAGAGAGGAGACAAGGGAGATGGGTGACGATATGGCCCCCGTGATCTCCTATAGTTACAACGAGGTCAGGGTATGGCCCACGTTGACGGCCAACAAGATATTGGAGGCCTGTATCAACGCCCTATGGGACAAGGACGTGGAGCAAAAGAAGCTGAACGACTACAACGCCGCCCAGCTGGGCATACTGGACTTGTCATACGTGGAGTCTTATAAGACGTTCCTTAACGAAAGGAAGGCGTTGAAAGACCGTGTGGATAGCGATTTCGCCGAGTGGGAGGCGGCGAGAGAGGATGAGAGCGTAGTGGTTGTTTAACTAATTAAAAAAAGCATCGGAAGAATGGATTGGACGATGATGTTAACCGCCGTATTAACCTTTGTTGGAGGAGGTGGTCTTGGAGCAGTGCTGATGTTTCCGCAAAAGAGGAAATCGGCCGAGTTGGAGAATGAGACGAAAGCGAGTGAGCAATGGAAGGAATTGTATATCAAAAGTCAGGAGGAAAAGAAAGGTTTGAGCAATCTTATAGATAAACTATACGACGATCAGGGACATTTTCGTGACGAGAATAACCGTCTTACAACCCAGATAGCGGTATACAAAGTACTTAAATGCAGAGATTTGAAATGTACCAATAGGAATCCTCCTATCGAGAACAATATAAATAGTGAGGATAAGGAGGATAAAGATTGCGATAAAGAAGGCTCCCCAGATCCAAAAGGATAGGGGAGCTGGATGTAAAAACGCCTCTGTCACGCCTGTCACAGGTTATGATAGAGGAACAAGGTTAACAAAGCGTCACAAATATAGCAATAAAATCAAATAACAATGGCAGAGAAAAAATTACCTAGAGGGTTGCGAAACTGCAATCCCGGGAACATCCGGATCAACGGAGACTTGTTCCAAGGCGAGATACGCCCGAGCAAGGACAAATCTTTTAAGCAGTTCGAGACGATGGCGTATGGCTACCGTGCCATATTCCGGATCTTGCGTAACTATTATAACAACTATAAGTTGGAAACGATCTGCAAGATGATCGGTCGCTGGGCACCGGAAAACGAGAACGATACGGATTCTTACATTAAGGCCGTATCCGATTACGCCGGTATCCCGGCTGATGATCCTATCAACATCAACGATCGTGAGCAGATGATCCGGATCGTGGCCGGGATGAGCAAGGTTGAGAATGGGAGAGAGGCTGAAATGTCGGACGTTATCGCAGGATGGAATCTACTTTAAAAATATAAGACCTAACGCTGTAAAGGTAAGCGTAAAATAAGATGAAAAAATATATTGGAACAAAACAGATTGAAGCAGAACCTATGACAATGGGCGAAGCTTTTGAGAAAGGATTGCTTAAAGCGGGAAGAGTACCTAACGAAAGCGAGAAGTCAAATGCTGGATATCATGTGAAGTATCAAGACGGTTACGAGTCATGGAGTCCAGCAGAGCCATTCGAGAAGGCTTATAAGATCTGTGATACGTTTATGAATCGTCTCCAAATAGAATTGTCCGAATTATCCGATAAACAAGAAAAGCTAGGTAAGTTTTTTGGTACGGATATGTTCAAAGGATTGTCAACGCAAAAGCAAGTATTGCTACGTGCACAATTCGGAGCGATGGAAGCTTATAGGCAAATCCTTATTGAGCGCATCCGTATTGAGGGAATCGCAAAATGAAACCGTGGCAAGCAATATTAATACTAGTGTGCTTGGTAGCCAGTTTCACGGCTGGCTACCATATCCGGGGGGATGTGACTGATAAAGTCGTGTCTAAATCCGATACCGTATTAATAACCGACACGATCCATGACAGTATCCCGTATCCTGTTTACGAGACATTGGTGCAGACGATACCGGAGCCGTTCCCTGTTTATATCACGTTGGACGGTGACACGGTAAAGGAACCTGTATATGTTCCGGTACCCATAACCAGCAAGGAGTACAAGACGGATGATTACCGTCTGTCGATATCCGGCTATAAGCCTAATCTTGATTACATCGAGGTTTATAGAAGGACTGAGTATATAACCAAGACGATCACCCCACGTAGATGGGGAATCGGCGCGATAGCCGGTTATGGGATCGGAAAGCATGGCTTGTCACCCTATGTCGGGATAGGCGGGTTCTATAGGATTTGGTGAAAAAGGTTAAGCCCACCGAATCTCACGATCAAGCGAGCTTAATATTTATTTATGAATGCGTGCGGGGTAAAGCCCCTATTCCTTCTCTGATTCGACCCGGACGAAGGAAAACATAGCCAAGCCATGTGTGTTTATTCGGGGCTTCCCTTATATAACATGCGTGGCGTTATTTTGTTAATGAAATCTGCAAAAAAATGAACAAGGTCGAAAATTTTTACAGGAAAGTAATCGAGGCGGTCTGCAAGGAGTGCGGAACCGATCCGGTAATGATGTTTAGCAACAACAAGGAGAGGAACGTTGACGCTAGGGGAGTGGCTATAACCATACTGGCCGATTGCAAGTTGAGCGACAATATCATATCCGATCTGACTGGAATGACGAGGCAAGCCGTCAACCGGATGCGTAACTTGTACCCGGACAGGATAAGGAGGAGTTACTACCTGAGGAGGACGGTGGAGAGCGTCAAAGAGGAGTTATCCGGTATGGTCTGAGGTTGCGTTATGTTGTAAGGCATGTGATTTGTCTATGAAAAAATTTTCATATAACAAAATTTTTTGCGACATTTGCGGCGTAAAAGGTGATTTTGTAGCCTCGTCAAGTGACCAGCCTTGTCAGAGGCTTTGTTGTATACGAAAAGTTTCATTATGGAAATATATATGCCACATGCGGTAAATGATATTAGGATAGGAGAAGCCTTCAATCATCTATTCAGGATAATCCTGAAAATGGAGAATTCCGATGATGATGATTTCATATGGAACTTCCAATATACGGCATTTGTGACTCCATTTTTCTTATTGCCTCTTATGCTTTATAGAGATAAGTGCGGTAAGAATGTGGTTTGCAAGAATATATCGGACAGTGTTAAAAGCTATCTGGACTCTATTCATTTTGAAGGAGGTGTAGTAGCTGACAGTGTTAGTGATTTTCATAATTATATGGAATATTTTTCCATGAAAAAATATATTCCTATAATAAAGTTCCCGGGATGTAAAAGCAAGGATAGCATAAAAAACGATATACTATCTGTAGCAGAGAATATAATGATAAGGCAATTAAATATTGAAGGAGAGTTGAGAAAGGCTTTATCTTATATGCTGACTGAGACGATTGACAATATATCTGAACATTCAGAGAGTGAATTTGGTTATATATTTGCTCAGTATTATCCGTCAAAGAGTTATATAGACATTTGCATAGCGGATAATGGTATAAGTATACTGGGTAGTTATGTTAAGTCAGGCAAGGGAGGTATAACTAACGATGTGGAGGCTTTAAAAAGCGCGGGAAAGGGTATATCGACTAAAAATTTACCAGATACCGAGAATCGTGGTTATGGTATAAGTACTTGCAAGAGAATGTTGTCTAAGGGACTTGGAGGAACATATTTTTTGCTGTCTGGGCAAGCGTTTCATCTTATGTCAGAGGAAGAGACATCATATATAGGACTTCCTGATTATATAAAATGGGATGGAACTATAGTGGCATTAAGGATACCATATAAAGAGGAAAGGATGTTTAATTTTTATGAATATTTAGAATGAAGATCATGGAAAAGACAATTGTGATATCAGAATTGATAAGGGGAGAGCTTCGTTCTAGGACAGAAGCTAAAAAAATCTATATGAGGGCTAAGGATTTGAATAGCCCATGTGTACGTATAGATTTTAAGGATGTATATTTTATGTCTCGATCATTTGCGGATGAGTTATGCAATACAATAGAGGCTTTGGCCTTGGATAAAGTGAGGGTCTCTATGGAGAATGAGAGCGACTCTATAGATCTGATGATGAAAATAGTAAAAGGTAATAGAAATAAACCGAGGAATATGCATGAGGACAGTGAGGTTAAAGAATTTTCGGACATGGATTCATTGTCAGAGTTCCTGTCTACCATATAAAATTATTTCATGCTATATAAAATAGAATGATATGAAAAATTTAGATGAACCAAAAGCTAAGGAGTATGATGAATTCCTAGAAAGGAATAGTTTCGATAAATACTCAGATAGAAAAAAAACATATATCTAGTCCAACCACGCTACAATGCATGTATTGGAAACAGGTGGAACCGGTAGATATAAAAAGTAACCAACCATAAAAAATAAGCCTTGCATAAATTAGGAGAAGAGCTCCTTTCCATATCATTATAAAGCCTCCCTTAAAAGGTAAAAGCGTCGTCAACACAAATTGGCGGCGCTTTTTTTGTCTCATCCCCTTCCGCAAAGAACTAGCAACAACCTCGCAACAAGCTAGCAAGGAGATATTTATTTAGCAAAGCACTTCTCTGGATTTTTGTGGTGTCCGGGATAACCCGGATATGACCATAAAAAACTTCACATATGGAAGCAGAGAAAATCATTAAAGAGAAAGAGATCGTCCATGAGGATGAGCACAAGGATTACGCAAGCAAGGGCGTGGGTAACGCCGGCTTGACATTGGGTATCATTGGTACGGCTCTTGGAGCTTGGGCGGTGTCACGTAACCGTGGCGGCTTGTTCGGCGGTGGCTGGGGAGCCGGTATGCCGGAGAACGTTAACATCAACACGACCACAGGAGGCGGTGGTGGTTCCGGTGTAGGCGCTCCGACAGCGTTCATGGCTTGGGAGAAAGGCTGTGAGGAGGCGTTATCGCTTACAAACGCAATGTGGGGATTGAAAGTCTCAGGTATGCAAGCCGATTACGATCACCGCCAGACGGATATCGCCGAGAAATTCGCCTTGTGGAAATCACAGGTAGACGCTGATTTCGGATTGTACAAGTCACAGGTAGACGCTGATTTTGGTCTATACAAGAACCAAAGAGACCAGTTCGATGTCTTGAAGGCTCAGATTGATGAATTGAGGTGTCAGGTGGCTGTAGGTTCGGCGATTCGTCCTTACCAAGACAAGTTGCTTCAATGCGAGATCGAGAAGGCGTTCACGGCTAGTGTCAATTACACCGATCGTAGAACCTGCCGTATGATCACGGGAGAATTGGTATTGCCAAATACCCCTACGGTAACAGGCTATCCTAGCTACAATCCGTGCTCATGCCCGGCATCCGCTCCGGCACCTACGGCTTAAGGTAAAGTTAGTGGCTTGTGCTCCCTAGGGGGCGCTTGCCGCTTTCCTTTTTTTAACCACTAACAGTATTATCATGCAGACAAATGTTTTTTTAGGGGGGAGTGACCCTGTATTAGGTAGCAATCCTTATAATCCGAATATAAGCGAGATAGAAGCAAACATTCAGCGTCTCCAGCAAGCGCAGCAACAGATGGAGATCCAGAAGCAACGTATGCTTAACCCTTCTGCGCAACAGGCCCAAAGCCGTAATCCGGTGTGGGACGAGATAGATAAGCTCGTTAGCGAGATGTCGGATAGCGAGTTCGAAATGGTCAATAACAATCCGGAGTATCAACAGGCCTACCAAAAGGTAATGTCCATCCTTAACCGTGAATACATGCGCATCATGCGTCCGTTGGTGGAGGAGAGCAAGGACGGAAAGGCCGCCTTGGAGGAATTGTTGGGAATGGCCAAGAAGATAAAGAAATCGGCCTCAGAGGAGGTTAACAAGAACATGGCGTTGTTCGCTGAGTACACGGCCAAATACGCCGATATGCCATACGCCGACTTCCTTAAATTGAAGAATAGCGGAAAAGGAGGTAAGAAATGACACGTGAGGAAGGTATGCTTATCGAATTGATCGATAAGGTCAAGAGACAAGGGTATGCTATCAGTACCTTGAGAGAGGAAGTGGAACAATTAAAGAAAGAGTCCTATGGAACTAAAGCAACAAGCTCTAGAGCTAAAAAGCAGGCTAATTAACTCGGTGGAGATATGGGCGGAGGAAAGGGTTGACTCTTTCGTCTCCGGGAACACGGCGTTCAAGCCTCTTGGAAAGTATCTTAAAAGGGGTGTCCATAACATCCTCGTGCAAAAGGATAAGGAGATCACTGAGAAAGTGGAAGGATTCATGTTGTTTGCGGCTGACGAGAACGGCAATTACGATAAGGAAGAGTTATTCGATGACGCTATGAACGTATTCAAGAGCATGAAGCCGTATAAGTTCGAGCAAGGATTCTTGAAGGGTACGATCGGGGAGGGATCTATATTGGTGGAACTTCCGGATAACGCTCTTATGAATTTTATCCTAGGCGAAACGAACGCTATCCGTATAACGGAAGCGGATTTTCTGGAACTGAAATCAATATTCACAGAATAAAATAAATGACAGGGTATGAGATACAAGGAATTGATGAAGGACTATCATTCGAAAGGGATGGTATCCGAGAAAAAGATGTGGGAGGCCATATGCGAGCTGGACGAGGCTATGGAGTGTCTAAAAGAGAAAGATCCCGACACGTATGACGAGGCCATACGTGATATACATGAGGTTTTTTGCGGTCCTCATTATAATGAGCATTTCGCTAAGATGGACGTGGCGGCAATGCACCATAAAGGCAAGTCGGGGGAGGATAAGGGTGAGCACTGGAACATCCAGCAAGTAACCGCCGTCGCTAAAGGCATGAGCGTACCGGGCAACGCTAATATTTGGGATGTTTACGTTGCGCTAAATTCAGCGTGGCACGACAAGGAAGTAAAGTTCACGGAATGGTTCGGTCCGGATGCCGAGAAAAAGATCATCGAGGACGCTGTCAATTTCTACTTCATGGATGATGACGCTCCTGAAGGCAAGGTCTGGATTTACATGTGCGCCATGGATGACTAAGACACGATCACATAACAAGAAAAGAAACGATTCTGTAAGACGGGAAATAGACCGCCTTATAGAATCGTTGTCGTTCGAGCCTGTCAACTTCTACGAGGTTATGGCCCGGATTAGGCACTTGATGTGCCTGTTATGATATCTCTGAAATTAGGCAACTGCAAATAGAACGAGAATCTGCTTAACGGTCTCCATCGTTCAAGCAATGATCGGTTACACTCATTCCATCCATCTTTTCCGAAGCGGATATCCAAGGCATTAGTTATCTTACGCACGATAGACTGGATGTATGGTACATTTGCCCTGTTCCCAATGGAAGGGGTATAAATACATATTTTGTATATTCCTCCATTATTACAATCCCAGTTTCCCCTGTAAAAAGTGATATGGGCTTTGTCTAGTATCGCCTCGTCTGACAAGCTTATAAATCCGTTGTAACATCCGACGTACCTAGCTTCGAATACTTTTAATCCAGTGGACGATCGAAGAAGCTTTTTCAATCCTCTCTCGTCCCGGACAATTTGGCTTATTCCCATGAATTAATGATTATATAGTCCCCGCAATCTTCAATATACTTTATTCCGGCACTATCAAGAGTATTCTCTATGTCCACTTGGCACAGGCAAGATTCCGGTATGATATTGTCATACCCTTCCGCTGGGATAATTTTCGTGATTTGCGGGAAATGATCCTCTAGTTGTTTAGGGGATTGTATTTCTACATCTCCGTCGTAAATAAGTACGCACATGTTATTTAAATTATGAGCCTTCAAGGGAAGGCTCGGTTAATACTATTCCCCAAGATCGGGTATAGGCATCCAAAAATCATATTCGCTAACTATCATATCGGTTCTTTCGTCTTCGTTTACCCTCCACCAGATCGATTTCATAGAATAATACATAAAGCCGACATAGAATCTATATTCATGATATATGACAACTTCTGTGTTACATTCAGGCAACCGTTCCTCAACGCTTATCCATGGTGATTGCTTTGCCTGCCATTCGGCACCTGCTTTGAAAGCTTTAAAGCTGGCGCTTCTTACTGGTAAGCCTTTTGTTATATCACTTAGCGCAAATTCCTTTGCCGCTACTTCTACTGCTTGTTCCATTTCAATATCTCTTTCCATGTTTATTCTCCCTTAATTCGTTGTATCTAATTTTGTTATCGATGTGCCATAAGAGATCTATATGCAGTAAATCTGCATTAAGAAATATAATTACGATTGAAGCCTTGATTACTTCCGCTATATCCCCATCGTTGGTTAGGATAGATGTTAAAAAGAACATCCTCTCAGTAAAAGACATTTCCTTTAAAGCATCATCCCAGTCTTTATATTCCGGCTCTTTCATGAAATCGTAGATATCTTCAAGGCTGATATCTAACGCTCCTGCGAGATCCAGCAAGCGGATAACCGCATCGGCCATTTCATCGGATATCGTGTCCTTGACACATTTCTCAAATGCGCGTTCAAAACATTTGTTTTCATCAACTAAAACGGAATAACGGTTAAACTCACGCTCAAAAGTCGATATGCCTTTGAAATATTTTCCTTTCCTATCCGCTTCAACGGCCTCCGAAAGCTCTGTTATCACTAGCATCAGAAGATGTCCATTGCTCAAATCCGTGTCATGAAACCCATGATCGCATGCGCATTTGTACGAACGGTCACGGAGTGCGTTGAAATCAATCTTGCTCATATTTATTTCTCCTTTTTATAACTTTTACAAATGTTACTTCTTGATCCGGATTTTCTGCCTCAAACTTAAATTTCTCGTTATAGAAGTCTATGAGTTCATCGAGGTCTGTAAATTCCTTTTCCACGTTATCGATGTAGTATGTCGTTTTTGGCTTGCCGTATGATAGCTCGTCTTTTCTTGGGGTGATAGTAACAGCGGAAATCTTGTTAACGTCATCCCTGTACTTAACGATTCCACTACCTTCCATAGACATACAGGACAATATCCTTAATTGTAAATCATCACGTGTGATCATCATTACTTCCTTTCTCTTTGTCTTTAATCACGTCAATAACATATTCAACCCCGGTATCAAAACCTTTACTATAGCCTTCTTTATATCCACTATCCTCAATACCTTTATAGTAAAACGATCCGACACACAGGGCAAAACCTATAGCGATCAATACCATTCCTAATCCGAAAAACGGGTACGCAAACGATATATGGAACGGCTTAAATTGAATTGATACGCCTGATGTAAGCATGAATATAAATAAGAGGGAACAGATTGTTTGAAGTATTATCTTAATCATTTGATCCTCCTTTCCTCAATTCCTCTATCAGTGCGTCTGCGCAAGCAACCGCATATTGAGCGATAGCCTTTGGAATCGTATGTTTTTCGCTTTTCCCGTATATTACCTCAGAACAAGCAAAACCCACTTCATTTTCATTACTTAAAATACCATTCATGGCGCTTTTAGCAAGCTCGTACCTACGCTGTTCCCAATCGATGGTATTATATGTTGCTTTCATGATTACCTCCTTTCAGTAGTTCGGGATTGTCATAAACATTCCCAATAACACTTCCTTGGCACACCTCAAAGTCTAGCAGTTCGCATGGATTAACCCCATCTAGGGATATGCACCATCCTGTATGTTCATACAAGTCAATTACTTTGGGAAACTCTCTTTTCTCTTCATGTTTCCATGTTGAGAATATAACGGCATAAATACGTCCGCTTGGGGCTTTTATTAAATCCCCCTCGTAAATCTCCTTTCCGCTCTTGTCTTTTAAGCCTGTGTACTGGCCTACGGTAGTTTCATCAACATAAGGTGTTTTATCATAGTTTTCATTAAAATGATAACCATCATCAATGAATTGTCCATGAACACCAATAGCTGTTTCTCCATCATTCCATTGCAATAAATCTCCATACACCCACTCTTTAGTATTAAGATTCTTCCCTCTGAATTTAATCTCACGCATTTGATCCTCCTTTCTCTGTTAAATATTTCTTATTCAAGTGACCTCTCTTGATGAGCCATTCTATAGCGTCAACCACATTGTCCATTAGGTTCTCCTTGTTAAAGGAGTTTGCGCAAGTGTAAGTTTTGTCGCCTTCCTCGTCCTCGATCTTGTCCGATGCGTACATTAACTCGACTAAATTACCGGACAGGTAATAAACCATTCCGTCTATATCGTCTTGGTATGATTTAGGCAGTATCTCTATCATCTTAGATAGAGACCAAGCCGGGAATGCCATATCTTGACCCACGTGCCCTTCAATCCTTCTATATTCAAATGCGACCGGCAATTCAAATTCATCCAAATACATGTCTGCCGTATCCGGTCTCACCCCGGCCTCTAATAGCCGGGATGATTGTTTTTTATTCGTGCATATTTGATTCATGATTGTTTATTTAATTGTTAAATCGGTCATTGAACATTATTTTCTTCATGCTTTATTTCTCCTTCTTGTTGATCGCCTCATGAAGCGAATTATACACCCGGGCGAATATTTTTCTTTGCTTTTTGTCTTTTAATGAATCGGCGAACTTGTGCATGACCATCTTCTTCTTGTTATCCCAGATTATCCGTGCCTTATCCACTCCGTCAACAAACAATATATGCGGATATTTACCCCATTGTATCAATATGCCATTATCGATAAGATCTGTGATCTCCTTTGGCATTAGCTCCTTATTACGGGCCATGCCTATGAGCTTACCTTCCTCTCGCTCTATGGCCGACTTGGTTTTGTCTATCTCCTTTTGGAGATTGGATATAGCGTTGTTCTGCCTATCCCATCTTCGCATAGTGGCCGGACCGTTCCTCTTATCGTTAAGAGGTTGCCCGTTAGCGGAGGCTACATCCCCAAAGTGTTCGTTGATCTTTTTGTCTAATTTATCCTCTTTCTTTTTAAGAGAGGATTTTAGTATTTTTAGTCTACTCATATCTACCCCTCCTGAATAATTACACATTCTATCTCTTCGTCCCATGTTACATCCACCGGATCGTACTCATACTCTCCATCGGACGTGCGGATCATTACCTCCGCTTCCGGGTCTTGCTCTTGGAGAAGAGCGATTAGTTCTTTATTTCTCATGCTAATTTTCTCCTGTTGATTTAAGGGGGTATTCCTTGGACGGAATACCCCGGGTAAGTATTAGTTCTGCTCGGCAAGTTTCTTGAACTCCCCAAGCAACATATAGATCGTGGCGATATCGTCCTTGAAACGATCCACCGTTTCCTCGTTGATGCACCATGAGTAATTGAATACAAGGTCTGTCAATTGTTCGCACATTTCCGATGGATTGATAACCTTGTTAATGAACTCGTTGAAGGACGTGAAATCGTATTCTTTAGCCTGCATAGTTCAACTCCTCCATCTTTGAAAATCCCAATACTAACATAAGAGAATCGAATTTGTCCACATACCACTCCGGTTGAGTTTCCTTAGGGTTGTTCTTGTTTATCTGATTCTCTCCGTATTCGAGTCCTTTCTTGGATATGGAGTTGAAATATTTGATCTTGCCTTTAGATGATTTACGTGATATACGTTCGATATATCCTAGCTCGATAGCCCTTTTGTAGAATTGATTCCGTGATACCTTGTAACCTTTCTCGTAGAGTAGATCGGTAGCCGACTTCATCACTCCCTTTGACGGTACGTAATCGGGCAATGGCAATCCAAGTGGCGTGGCTACCTTCTCCAGCAATGACAACTTGGAAACGTCATTGAGGTTCAGCATCTCGCTTACGCCTTTCACCCATTCGATTCCGGCACGGACTTTTGTCGGGGTTACGGACGATGGTCTGGATTGGTTGGCTATAGGATCGGCTTTTCCGGTTTCTAGATCGTCCCAGCGAAGAACTAGTTTCGCTCTTGTCTCATCATTGAATTTGGATGCGATGTACATGCATTCCTTGTAGTCTAACTCGTAACATGGGAGTAATCGCCCGGAAGGATCTTTATATTCACTGAGCCGAAATTTCCGCCCAGTGATTTTCTCCCATGCTGGCTCCATGCTTCTAATAGATTCTAAGACATCTTTGTGCCTTCTTACTGCAAGCTCAGCTATTTCTAGCGAACTCATCGTTTGTTTTGATAAAATAATTTCTGTTGCCATAATTTAGACGATTTAAAATGGCATTGCGGAAAGAAGACGGTCCGCAATTAACCCGCCGTCTAACACCTCAATAGGCTGGAGTCCCATTACAGTTCCCCACGGGTTTGCGAACCGATATCATAGATACGATGATCTTACAAGCATAAAAAATGCCCGCTATATATGGCAGGCTTCCGCTTGCCTATTGAGAAATGTTAGACATCGCAAATGTACCACTTCTTTCCAAAACGCCAAATAAAATCCTTGAAAAATTATCCCGCCCTGTCAAACGCCTTCTCAAAGACCTCCGGCCTTAGCAAGGCGTTGCTTATCGCCGTGAACGCCTTCACGATCTCGGGCTGCTCATTTAAGTTTATTTTCACGTCCTTCCCGGTGACCTCGCTTGATAACCGGTCACTTAGGAACTCTACCCTGCCCAAATCTAGATAGGACAGGGGATTGTACGCCAACGGGACGATCCCCCGCATCCTTTCGCCGAAATCGTATATCGTGATCCTAGACATCTGCGCAATCATGTTTATCGTGGATGACAAGGATGCTATCCTGTTCGCCGAACCGGATACCCCGTGATCCAGCAATATCTGGCTGATCGTGTAGTAATACCGGTCTATATGAGGCTGCACGTCCTCCTCCATGCTTTGCGTTATCTCGGCGAACGCCTCCTTGTTGGCCTTGGCTATCCGGAAGATGTTGGTGTTATAAGCGTTTATCCCCCTCTCGATAGCGTTGGCCGTCCGTTTTGCGTTATGCCTGTAGTGCTCGCTATTCCTTATGGCCTCCATGAGTGATACCGTGTAGTTATACACTTGGTCGTTCAAGAAAAGCACCATGTAGGTTAGCGAGGTGACAAGGCCGTTCGTGTCCTTGTCGATCTCTTCCCAATCGTTGTATTGTTTCATTCCTCCATCCTCCTGATCATATAATCAACAACGTCCTTTACGGTATGGCATCGTCCGAGATCATCATCAGGGATCAATATGCCAAACTCTTTCTCCAGCTCCATCAATATCTCTACCTCGTCAAGACTGTCCATCCATAGATCATCCTCCAGCTTGGATTCCATCGTAAGTGGCGTATCTTTGTGAAAAAGTCTACTCTTTATGATCTCAAATACTTTGTTTTTTATAGTTTCTTTTTTCATTGCTGTAATTATTTTTTATTGCTCTCATCATAGATGAATAGATACCTCTATCGCCTTGAATATCTCAAATGCTACTTGTGGGACGATGGCGTTTCCATAGGCTTTTATGGATTCTTGTCTCCATTTTGTGAAAGGAATGGCAAGGTAGTCCACATCAAAGGGTAACCCATCATCTCTTCCACGAACAGGGGGTTGAGTTGGGAAGTCTTTCCATCGTTTTGCTGACAATGCTGGCCAATCATTACTGGTATATTGCATAAGGCATCGTCTCTTCTTGTCGGATTCGGCAAAAGCCCTGATACAGCAAGATCGTTCAACTCCATTGTCCAGCCTTGCGATATTTTCCTCCTCGATCTCCCGTCCGTTATTTTTGAGCCATGTTTGTAGCTTCTCGCCGTAGGTGTCGGTAGTATCTTTTTGTAGGCCGCCTCCGGTAATCCCTGTTGTTTGCTGTTCGGTCCCCTTCGCTTGAAATCTTGTGCCGTTGGAGTGGGAAGTAGACTCACGTCCATGAATTTCGTTTTCCCGTTCTTGTCGCAAACCTTCAATCCTTGCGTCTGAACGGTCGGAAGCAATAAACCATACCCTGTCCCTCCTGTGCGGCGCTCCGACACCGCAAGCTGGAATAAGAATCGGCTGGACGGAATATCCCTCACGCTCAAGATCTCGGCAGACGGTCTCGATAACGTACTCTTGTTCGAGTATTGTTTCCTTGTCAGCCTTTTCAAACAAAGAGGCTTGACTTTCCACCGTAACCTCACTGCCGGGTTGTACCATGCTGGTGATTCCAGCAACGTTCTCACCAATGACCCAAGCGGGTCGTATCTCCCGTATTGCCCGAAGCATTTCCGGCCAGAGGTAACGGTCATCTTCCGCTCCCCTTCGCTTTCCTGCCGTTGAAAATGGCTGACAAGGGAACCCTCCTGTGAGTACGTCAACCTTCCCTCTCCACGGAGTGAAATCAGTTCTTGTAATATCGTCATATTGAATGCTTTTTGGGAAATGAAACCTCAGTACCTTTTGGCACCACTCGTTAATCTCGCAATGGAACAGGTTCTCCCATCCCATCCATTCGGCGGCAAGGTCAAAACCGCCAACCTAAATGCCAGAGAACAGAGATCCGTGAGTTAACCGGCCTCCTTCTCTGGCAAATATTCCTTTCTTATTTTTTTCGTTTAACATTATTCTTTACTCCTTCTTTTGATTTGTCAAATTTTCTATGGCAGCTACAGCACATTCTCCTATATCCATGTTCTACATCAGCGTAATCTCCGGTAACATTGGCCCATTCATATCTTTTAGAAGGGTCTACTGTTCCACACACCTCGCAATGTGTAGTACGGCCTGTACTTTTCCACGATAATTTTCATGTCTCCTACCAACACGATCAAACCGGTAGGGGTGTTCTTCAGTCTGTTGATTATTTCCATGATCTGTTTTTAAAATGGCATGTCCTTGTCACAACTCCCGTAATCGTAGAACTTGGTCATGCCGTCATTATGCTTAAATTTCACTAATCCAGTGGCCCCATCTCTATTCTTGGCCACGATCAACTCTCCGTAATTGCGTTCTACGTTGCCGTTCTTGTCCTTGACCTCGATCTTGTAATACTCCGGTCTATGAATGAACATTACGATATCAGCGTCTTGCTCGATAGCCCCGGATTCCCTAAGATCGGATAGGAGGGGTTTCTTGTCCGGTCTGGCCTCGTTTCCCCTGTTCAATTGGGATAAGAGTAAGAAGGGAACCTTTAACTCCTTCGCCGTGATCTTGGCGGTTCTGGACATCTTCGCTACCTCACGTTCACGGCTTCCTTCCCGTTCACCGCTCTCCGCCAATTGGAGATAGTCGGCCATGATTATCCCGCACTTGCCTTGTTTCTTCAGTATTTTACATCGTGACCGGATATAGTCCATCGTCACGCACGGGTTGTCATCGACGTAGATCGGAAGTCTCCAAAGCTCATTCACTGCCGTCTCTACCTTGTTGATCTCCTCGTTTGTCATATACCCGGACTTGAACCGTTCCGGATCTACGTCGCACTCGGAGAGGATCAGCCTGTTAGCCAAGCTTATGTCTGACATCTCAAGCGAGAATATCGCAACCGGGATCTTGGATCTAGCCGCTGATTTGGCCAAGTGAAGCATCACGGCCGTTTTTCCCATGGAGGGCCTAGCGGCTATTATCACCAAGTTTCCCGGTTGCCAGCCGTTAGTGATCTTATTCAGGTCGTGAAGCCCAGTGTCTACACCAGACCGGATGTTTTTCCTAGCCATCTCCACACGCTTGTATAAACCGTCCATGGAGCCTTTAAGAGCCTTGGATATATGCTCGCCATTGGACTTCCCGATAAGCTCCTCCATGAGGCTCTCTGATCCGTTTATGGCCTTGTGCAGTACGTCACCTATATCCTCGTTGGAATAGATAGCGTTCTCAAGTTCATTGGCTATCACCAGCCCTTTCCTCTGTATGGATCGCTCCTTGACTATCATTGCGTGGTCCAGTATATGGGCCGATGACCCAATCTTGGAGGTAAGGGAGGCTATGTAGATCGGCCCCCCTATACTCTCGAGATCTCCGGATGACAACATCGCTTGGGTGACCGTCATCATGTCTATGGGCTTTCTCTCCTTGTATAGCCCAGATATGGCCTTGAATACTGATTGGTTCCTCTTGTCGTAGAAATCGGCCTCAGATAGTTCCGAGGCGATTTTCTCGAAAGCGTCGCTCTCTATGAGGCAAGCCCCTAGTATTATCTGCTCGATCTCCTTGGCTTGGGGAGGTAGTTTCCCGTCAATCTGGGACGATGTAAACCTGTCTCGATCCATTCTGTTGTTTGTCTTCATTCTCGTTTATATTTTCAAACTCACTCTCCCATCTTCGCTGGTTTATCCAAGTTGTCAAGTGCGGATATTCGGGCACCCAATTGCCGGAATTCTTTTTCTCGTTATGCCATTCTATCTCTTTGCTTATGGCTAAAGGCAATAAGTCTATGACCTCGGCATAATCCTTATGCTTTTTGACAAAATTGTTGAATTCAACGTCAAGACCTTTTTTAGTGCCCGGATATGATTTTCGGAAAGCCTCGAATTTTTCTTTTATATATTTTCTTTTTTTATCATTATCAATATCATTATCATATAGGGTTATCTTCGGTAATGTTGGGTTATCTTCGGTAATCTTCGGTAATGTTGGGTTATCTTCTTTACCCTTTGAGTAATAGGGGTTTGACTTGCCTTTCTTGAAATTTGGATTACCTCCTTTTTTACCGGATTCCCTATTGTTGGATACTCTCTCATCATATTTTTTTTGATTGAAATCGATTTCTCTTTTAATGAAGGAGAATGCCATTTTAGCCTGCGGTCTCAGCTCCGATAGTGTCCCCGATACGGCATACCTAATAACCGCCTCGTACACTTCAAGTCTGATCTCCGAAGGATAATCCACTAACACCTCGTACCAATCAGCATTAAAAAGAAATGTTTTTTTAGATGTGTCCATGTCAATATATTATTCCTCTATTATATAATTCCTCCCTATATTGCTCCAACGCCTGAAGGCATCGTTCCTTGTCCATGTATCCCATTGGCATTATTCCGGCCAACCTTGCGTTGCATCGGTCTATGCCATATTTGAGATCCTTGTTTGACATTTTCTTTATATCCATGATTACTTAAATTTAAAGTGTACGATATACTCCCCGGTCTGAACCGGGGCTTTTAAAATCTTAATATGCTTTATTCTTTAGATTTTAGACAAAAGAATTTCCAAGCAATCCTCGTGTGGATCACTTGAATGATAGTTGTTACAGAACTCACGAAACGCATCGTAAAGTCCATTGGAGAGGATGAAGAAATACGCCTTGTTCTTGGCGTTCTTCTCGGTTTCAAACTTTTGGTAGGATACAGTTCTCGCACTGTTAGACGTAGATGTAGAAGTTACTATACTTCGCTTCTCCTCTAATTTCAAGTTTCTTGGCATTGTAGTTGAAATTTGAGTTATGTACAAAAAGAAAGCTGTTCGCTTCCTTATTTTTCCGCCAAGAAACACTACATCAGTATCTGAGGTAGCCTACAAAGGAATACGAACAGCTCTTTATCTTTGCAGATATAAGCAATCGGATGGATATAAAAAATCCACCTTAGATACTAATATGTAAATGTTTTCTTGGCGGGAAAACATCGCAAAGATACAACTCAAATTCAAAATGCCAAACAAAAAACTAATATTTATCTTTCTTATTTACGCTTCTATATGCGTAATAAATGGCAGACAAAAAATTTAGTATTACTATTATAAGCAATGCGGTTTGTAAAAATTTCGGCATACCGGACATACGGCTTACCATGAAGGCCATAAACGATAGCCAAAATGAAATCTCCTCAAATTGATATGTTTTCATATTGAAGTTTTTTTAGAACCACGGGATATATCCCGGTGGCGTGTTGTCCTTGTCCTTGAATCTTTTTAGATGCTCTTCCACGTTCAATCCCTCCCTTACGAGGATGATCGTGTTCTTGTCAACTCTTACGGGTATCCTCTTGAATTTAGGCTCCGGGAGTATATCCCCGTTTGCCTTCGTGTTCGCTTTGATCGTTCTCATATAAGTTATCGTTTATAGTTGTCACAATACCGGAAAGAGTTCGCTACCCTTCCGGTATTCAATATTTCGCACCATACGGCCAGACCCTTGTGAGGCTTGCCGTGCACGCAATCGGCGCATCTGATACGCTCGGGTTGCTTCCCATATTTCATTAGAGAAAAACTTACGAGAGAGCATTATGAAACCCTTATCCATATATTAAAAATCAAAATCCGGAGACTCGCCGTCCTGCAGGGACTTTAGTTTTTGGTCTACAAGGTGTCTTACGTCCCATATGTTTACAGGTTGTATTTGCAGGTTCTCCGCTATTTGCCTTGCAACTCCCTCGGAGACAGGATTTATAGCGTATATGGCCCCCGATGAGAGAAAGCGGGTGAAACCGGGCTGGTTACTCGTATCCGGAACGTCTACCCGAAGCATATTGGTACCGGCCACGTTCTGTTCCGTACATCTTCCCGCTATCCTTGAATGGCCGAATAACTCGACCACGCACCATAAATCAAATTTCTCTTGTTCCATATTATTTTCTATTTTTAAAAGTGTTACAAAATCTCGTGGAGTTAGCTACCCGTCCAGCATCATGTATGATGCACCAAACGCATAGCCCCTTGTGAGGATGTCCGTTGGCGCAATCGCCACATTTCACCTTTTCTTGCTCGTCTTTCTTCTTAGCCATTTCAATCCTTTATGCCTTTCTGATCCCTCAAATCCTTTATTCGTTTCTTGTAATCTTCGATCATCAATTGGTAATCGAATGCCGAGAGTTTAGAGATAGAGTGCTTTTTCACCTCAAGCTCGTTAATTACTTTTATGCCATACTTATTTATCAAGCCCTTGGCATAACCGATGTTGTTGCCCTCGTCGAAACGGTTGCAAGACCTGCATTGAGCGTTGCAGTTTCTCTCGCTGTATCTGGTACCCATATGTGACCGGTTGACGAAATGTCCGCAATCTGCCTCTTTCCAATGCACGATCTTCCCACAGCTTATGCAACGGCAATAACCGTTGTTGTCAGCATCCCTTATTCTTATAAATACGGAGAATATACGGTCTAGTCTGTTCTTTAAAGAGGTTATGTTCTTTACTTTTCCCATGGATGTTTTCTTTTTTCGTTTATTAATAAGAATCCTGCCAAGATCACTGCTATAAGTCCGAGTATTGCGGTGATAAGGTATATGGCCATTGTCAAGTGATCTAAATCTTGTATTGTTCCCATGATTATATGTTTGTTATTCGTGGACGGTGCCGGGATCGAACCGGCCTCTTTACGTCATGCGCACTCCGTAACGTTTCATCCCAGAATACTTACCGCCCGAAATCCCCGCATATCCTCACGGGCGGCGGGGATAATCATTAACTAACCTAAATCAAATACTATGGAAAACTCACTCTAATATTAATTAGCTTCTTGATTTAACGCCTCATTGTATAAAGGCATGATTAATCCGATACTGCTTACGTCTTCTACCATGCTGTCAAAAATGATGGCATCGTTAACGCCCTTGAAAGTAGCCGTGCATCGATCGCATTCATATAAAGCTTTCCTCATTATGTCGAATAAGCCCATGTTAAAGGATATTTGAGGAAGCGGAACGCTGGGTTTTGCCAGATAATTTTGTATCACTTTCTCTGCGTCTGGATATTTTAAGTTCTCATCCGCGAAATAGAAGAACGCCTTGTCATTCTTCTTATGGCACTCTATTCCGTCATCAGAGATAAGGATGTCATCATATTTCAACATGTCCTTAAAAAATAGACTATGCAGCAATTTGCCGTCTAACGCCTGTATCATGGCTTCGTCAAGGTTTGAGCATTCGGATATCCTGTTTTTGACGATAATATGTCCATCACTGGCGTAGGCCCAATCTCCCTTGAAATATACGCATTCCATTGCGGGACGGTTATCGTCCTTTGCGCAAGCCAAAAACATTTGTACGTTCTTGTCAAAGTTGTAAGAACCTTCTTTTCTCTTTCCCATATCATTAATATTTAATATTGTATTTTCTTCTTTCGTATTGTGGTACATACCCCTTGCAAGGGGTGTTCCCGTCAAGTAAGGCCGATTCCGTCCTTACAGTTTCCCCATCTTTTTTAGACGGGTATTTCCAATG